TGCTCTGCTCTGCTCTGCTCTGCTCTGCTCTGCTCTGCTCTGCTCTGCTCTGCTCTGCTCTGCTCTGCTCTCAGGATTGTGCTGTGGAAGCGTTCCGTTGTCAATAAGCTGTTTTATCAGCTTATCAGCCTTTTCATTGTTAATGTAATATTTCTCGTCCACATCATCTTCAAGGTAATCTTTCAACTTCTTTTTCAACGGTATCGGCTGCGGAAAGTGGTAGTTGTATTCACCAAGGAATGAAAACATGAAGCATCTGTTCCGGTTCTGTGCAACACCGTAATCTTTCGCGTTCAAATCTTGCCAGTAGTTTGTATATCCAAGTCCAGACAAGAAATCAATCCACTTCTGGAAGTCAGCCATATTTGCATCTGCATGAACCTGTGGTACATTTTCCATAAAAAGAATCTGTGGCAGTTCTCCTCCGCTCTCCTTTATCTCACGCAGGATTCTTTCAACCTCCCACAGTAGACCTGACCTTGTGCCGCTCCCTTTTTTCATTCCCGCCTGTTTCCCAGCAACTGACAAATCGGTGCATGGAAAGGAATATGTCATAAAATAGCAATATTTTCCCACATCGCAGATATTCAAATCTTCTGCGTGTACTTTGGTAATATCCATTGGTTGAAAATCCGTGCCGTGAACCGCGTTGTAGCTTGCGATAGCATACTTGTCAAACTCCACAACCTTGTAATGTTCAAATTTCGTACCAATGTCCCGCAGTGCCATCGCCTGTGAGCCGTATCCAGCAAAAAGTTCGATCAGCCGAATTGGTTTTGTTATATGTATTGGCTCTCTTGTAATGTCAAATATACTTATCTGATTTTGATACTCATAATTAAATTTGTCCAAATCACTCATTTTCTTCCCGGAGTAAAGAGCTCTTTCACGCTGGCCAGCAAACCTCTCACTCCTTTCAATTTACTTTAAAATCTCATCTAAGCAGGCATTAAAGCCCACCCGACGTATTGATGTGCTGAGATCTTCATAACCAGATTTCAACTCTGGTATCTTCTCTGGCAACTCTCGTAGGGGACAAGATTCGGGTCTACATGCTATATAATCTGTTACGTCCTCGCCCATTCCCGGTATTCCACAATACAATGTTTTTTCTCCGTATCTTGGCGGTTGCTCATCATCTACGAAATCGCACATATCACACGATTCCGGCATATCCATAATCAATACTGCTTTAGGCATTTTCTATTCCTCCTTATTCTGCTATTCAGTGGCATAACTCAATTCGGATTCCAGATATTCTGTCAATTCCTCCACCGTCTCAACGTTTTCTCCTGCGCGTATTTCTGCAACCAACCACTCAATGCTTTCAAATTTACTTATTACTTTTGCTAATTCTTCCATGATTATTTTTCCTTTCTGTCATTTAATTAACTTTCGTTTCCGGCTTCTCACACCGCTCAAATTCTATAACCCAAACCCACGGTGATGCATCCCAACCGTAACGGTCAAGGTCTGATTTCTTGATGGTGGAATTCCATAATGCTTGCATAGCTCCTATTTGAGTTGTGTAGCAATTATGCATATCTGTTTCTTGCTTCCAGGTAAATCCTGTTGGACATTCATCATACTGTATGCCTTCACGTTTTGCTTGCTCATCGGTTATCTCCTGCAACCGCTCCACTCTCACATTCATAACCTTAAGCCAGATGCGTGCGGCTTCTTTTGGCATGTGAATGGATGGTTTCCATTTTGTAATATCTGCAATATCATTTCTTTGCCAATCTTCGTAGTAATAGTATCCGTTCGGCGCCTTTTTCCATGTTTCTCGGACATACAGGATATCGCCCGGACAAATAGGACAAGTTCTTTCTGCTATGCTTAACTGCTCCGTATGCTCCTTATCAGCAAAGTTATGTACTGCATAAGTCCGCCTGTCAGCATTGTAAAATTCCATATCCGGCACAGTACACTCATTGGCATCTTTGCAAATTCGCCTTGTGCAAGCCTTCCGTCCGTCCAGAATTGCCCGAACCATTTCTGTGTTGAATAATATTGGTTTAATTGCCATCTACACCACCTACTTTCTCAAAATAAAATGTAATTGGTTGCTTATTGGGAATTACTAAACCAAAGCGAACCGCATTTTTATAAGTTACGCTATCCCGCATCAAGGTATCTGGCATTGCTTCAACCATCTTTCGGAATCCCTCAAGAGTAGAACGGCTTTTATAATGATTGCAACTCCGGCAGGCAGGGAGCATATTATCCACCGTGTCCGTTCCCTGTTCGCTCCAACCGTTTAAAGGAATAACATGGTCTACTTGCATATCCTTGTACTCTAATTCACACCCACAGTAAGCGCAATGACCGTTGTATTTTGCATATACTTGTTTTCTAACAGATTTAGGAATCGGTTTTCGCATCTACTCCACCGCCTTTCACAATCTCGATTGCTTTGTCGATTTTAATGCTTTGCCGGTCACCCATAATACTCTCAACCTCTCTGTAGATCGGATTCTTTTCATTCTCCAACTGCTCCACAACCTTGTCCGGGTCGTAGGCGGTCGGCTGCGCATTAAAAGTATCATGTATGATATCCCCTATGGTAATGTATGTATCGATCGCTTCTCCGTCTGATCCATCCCCCATGATGGAACTTAAATTATTTGCTAAATCCTCATACAATTCGTCCGCATCAATCAGTCTCATCGTTTGCCCTCCTGTCTAATAATTCGCCTGAACTACTTTTACTATTTCCCAAAAGCAAGCATATATCTCTTCGTAACTGTTTTCCCCAGCAATAAGCTGTTGATCAACGATCTCCTGTACCTCTCTTCTTACAGTCATCGCTTTCTGGCATTCTTCCACTGTTCCGATCGTGCGGTACTGTTCAATTTCTTCAAGTGCATTGATTGCCATTGCATAAGCATTTTCAAATGATTTTCCCCATGATGTATCACACGGAATCGCTTTTCCAAGTTCGTTACAATCATATTTTAATTCTTCAATTGCTTCATTCTCCGTCATAACTACACCTCCAACAGTTCCGGATTGTCAATTGTATTGCCGATCACCTCCATACAATCCTGATAATCGTAAATATGTTCCTCTTCAAATCTTCCATCTTCAAGCAATACATCAAAGTAAAAACCTGCTTCGCTTTCATTCCAACTAATGTAGCCACAGCATTCTGCATCCATGCAATTTGCAATGTCATTCTCCCAAATCAGCTTGCCGTTCTTGTCCTTAAGTCCGGTACACCAACAAATTGTGGATGGATCAATTTCCAGAGTATATAAATCTGATGCGTAACTAGGGACAATATAGTATTTTTCTCTTCCAGTAAATCCATATCGTACCAAACCGCCAATAACCCATTCGCCGTTATCAGTTCGTTTTGCTTTGCATAAATATCTATCTTCCATCACTTTCCTCGCTTTCTGCTTTTACCACCTTACTGTAAAACGTCTTTGCACACATGCCACACGCGCTTGCCGCTTCCTCTATTGTGATGTATCCGGTTCTCCAATCCCTGCGCATCTGATCGAAGTTCTCAGGTAATGGTATTGATGGTCTTCCAAACTTCACACCTCTTGCTTTTGCCGCCGCAATTCCCTCTGCCTGTCTCTGCCGGATATTGGTTCTCTCATTCTCTGCCACAAAGGAAAGCACCTGCAATACAATGTCACTCAGGAATGTACCCATAAGGTCTTTCCCTCGTCTTGTATCAAGTAAAGGCATATCCAGCACGACAATATCAGCTTCACGGAAGCGTGTGATCCTGCGCCATTCCTGTATGATTTCATCATAGTTTCTTCCCATCCGGTCAATGCTTTTTATGTACAGGACGTCTCCTTTTTTCAGTTTACGATAAAGGGTTTTATATCTTGGTCTGTTAAAATCCTTACCCGACTGCTTATCCATGAAAATATTGCTGTCTTCAATGCCCTGCTCATGCAATGCGTCAAGTTGTCGGGCTTCATTCTGTTCTTTAGACGAAACTCTGATATAGCCATATTCCATCCTATTCCTCACTTTCCATGTACGGCTCCGGCAGTGGCATCCAGGCTATGACATTTACACTATCAATATCATCACCGAGGACAAACCGTCCTCCCAAATATTGTACAAAGCAACAACGGTTTTGATATGTATCCCATCCAATTACACTATTAAGAGATTCTTCCGGCAGTATCTCACTTACTGGAATCCATCCGCTTTCCTGCTCCAAAATCCTGTTTATTTCTTCCTCCGAAACCACTTTTGTTAGTGGAGAATATCCACAGGCTTCTGTTAATGATTCAGTTATCCGGTTTTTAATTCTGCTCATTTCCATTCTGGTCCTCACTCTCTGCCAGTTTGGCATGCTCCCATATTATTGTAGATCCATTAGTGGTGCTCCATGATGTTTTGCCATCGCTCCACGCATACACATAATTGTTCTCGAATTTAGCAAAATGTTTTTTCTCCCATTCGTCGCTGCTGCAGCATCTAACATAAATCGGTGTGTCAACAGGAACTTTACTCCAATCAACAGGCGGCTTGCCATATTCGTTATCAGCCCAATCCCTTAATTTTTTTGTACAATCGTTACAACCATAAAAATCACAATCAATGCATTTTCCACATGATTTCGGTTTTCCATGAACGATAGCTACTTTATATCCATCACAGGCAATTTCTGCGATCTCCTTGGCATACTTCTCTTTATTCAGCATCTTTCTTCTCCTTCCTGTACCGCAACTGATACGGTACTTCATTAAAATCTCTCAATGCATCCGGGTTTAGATGCTTAGGTATTCTCGTCTGACGGTTTTCCATCTCTGCTATGATTCTGCGTCTCTCTTTGCTTTCTCTGTGCAATTTATACCTCCGTCATTTTCCAAGACTGTTTACAAATTGTTCTGACCTCGTATAAGCCTTATCCAACAGTTCTAAGTATTCATCAAAGGAAATCTGTGCCTTTTCAGATAACTCCCTCGGATAGCGCTCTAACAAAGCCTTAACACACTGTTTCATGTCTCCAAAATATCCGATTGTTCGAACGCTTTCTTTTTCATTGCCGTCCTTATCCTGTCCGGCATATCTCTGTCTCAGGGTGTGATTCAGAGAATCAATCTCCACAAAATATCCATCCTGCAGTTCCACAGCTAACTTGTCCATCAGCCATTCCTCCTATATTTCATACGTCTTTCCAATAAACCGCTTATCAATGTACTTACATTCCCATTCCAGTACACTTGCAATCCCCGTCATAGTTTCATATCCGGTAGCAAGGCAGTTAATTAAATATCTGATTCTCTCATAAACCTGTCTGATCTGATTTACCGAAAATTTAAACTGTGTTTTAAGGCAGACACCCAACATAGCAAAATAATTAAATACCTGTGCCAGTAAAAACTTATTTGCCTGTATCATGCAGTTCGGTGCAATCTTTCTCTCTACCAGATAAAAGCTCTCACGATACGGAATCTTATTTGTTTCCTTTCGCACATCAATCTTGCATTTATCTTTCAGATAAAAACCAAGTTCCTCGCCTGTCGTTCCATCCTTTGCATTCTCCACATATGCATCAATAGTCTGCTCAACCTTTATGATTCTTTTGTGTCCGAATCCGAACTTATCATGCAGTGCCTGATATGCCATCATACGGACGTTATAATAGGATTCCTCTATCAGATAATCCGCATTGCTTTGTGCCTTGGCGTGTCTCTGTATTCCAATCAGTTCACTCTTGGAATATCCAAGTGTCTGCATCCGCTTTTTCTTTCTTGCCAGTGCATTACTCATTTGTTCTTCCATCTCCTCTCTACATCCTCAAAATGGCTAAATACAAGACTTTGAACATATTTTGATATATTTGTCCGTGCGTATTTTTTAATTAGCATTTCCCCTGCTTCCATCATTCCTTGGAACCACTCATCTTCGTTATCAGCTTCATAAAACTGCTGCCGGAATTTATAATAGTCATTAAAAAACTGCCATTCTTCGGAACCTTTTTCAAATTTCTTACTTGCCATAATCATTCACCTTTTAATCAAATGGTGTGCTGCCACATACTTCTCGGAAACCGTCTTTCTGTTGCATCCGTGCTTGAATCTGTTCAATGGTTTCGGTTCGCTCAATGAATCTCATGTGATCGCCGTCAAATTGGAGAACTTCTTTTAAATGTGTTCCCTGCCTTTGCTTTTCAATTTTCCATCCCTTATATTGACCATCCTCATCAAGATTCCATAACAAGATAATGTTTGATGCATCCTGCTCAACGTCTCCGGATTCTCTCAATTCTGCCATAGTTGGCTCTTTTGTTTCTCTCATCTCTGATATTCGATTAAGCTGAGACAGTACGATAATTGGCACATGCAGTTCCATAGCCAAGGCTTTAATAGCTTTTGAAATATCTCCGACCTCGGATGCACGGTTACCGAATCTTCGATCAGCCTTGATTAACTGCAAGTAGTCAATCACGATCACATCATATCTTTGGTGCCTGCATTCTGCCCGGATTTCACTTACCGACTTCGCGCCGGTTGAAATAGTGATGCTATACCCGGAAAGTGTTTCATTCGCCTTGTCGAATGCTTCTTTCTCCCCACCAAGAAAAGCCTTTGCCCGGCGAACCCTTGTTAGACCGATTTCAGACATTCGAGAAACGAAACGCTCATACACCTGTGATTCGTTCATTTCAAGGTTATAGTAGCCAATGTTGTAATCCTTTTCTGCCATCTGCCCGATCATTTGCGTAACGATTGCAGATTTTCCAACTCCCGGTCTTGCGCCAATTACAGTAACGTCTCCGCCTTCCAAGCCGCCAAGGCAATCATCCGTTCGATAAAATCCAGTTTTTATCAATCCCTCGCCTACATGCTCATTGAAATAATTCCCTTTATTTTCTGCAACAATCTGCTTCATAGTTTTTGAGTGAACGGTTTTGTTTTCTTGGATTTCTTCGAGTTTCGTGAGAACTTCAGCTATAGAATTGTCAATATCACACGGTCTAAGACTCACTCTCTGGAAAAGGCTTTTTGTTTCCCTTGCCCGCCAATCCTTAATGACTGCATCCGCATAACTTTTTATTGCCGTTGAGACTGGGGTAACAGATATGCATTCTTTCAATTCGCTTGCAATTATTTCCGGCTCCCATTTGTGGTTTTCAAGTGACTGAGACAGTGAAACGACATTAATGTTTTCTCCACGATCATACATGGCAAGCATTTCAGCAAAAGCATCTTGACAAAATTCAGAGCTGAACATTTCCGGCTTCAATTTGTTGTAAATCTTGTACATGGAATCATTGTCAATCAATACACATCCGATCACTCCAATTTCTGCTTCTGTCAACTGCTCTCACCTCGCTTTCGTTTCTCTACTTGGCGAATCCAGTAATCGCAATCCTCTTTCAGCCAATCACCATATTTCGGAATATAACGATAATTCGTATCATCTGGATTCTTCTCTATATAGTCAGTAACATATGCCACTGTAGCCTCATATATCAGCTTTGCAACGGCTTTTCTGTTCGGTTCGATAACTTCTAAAAGCTTGTCCATCCATGCTACCTTGGCAGACGTTAACGACGTTTTCTTTGGATATGCATTGATCGTGTATTCCCATCCCCATTCCGCGTCAAAGTCCAAATCAGATGCAGGCACGCTTTCTTTTGTATTTTCTTTCTCTATCTCTATATCTGTATCTATATCTTTCTCTATATCTATCTCTACATTGCAATTTTGTTGCAAAATGTTGCACTCCGTTGCTCCACTGTTGCATTGCAACGCTTTTTGTGCATTTTCCCTAGATTTACGACTTCTACGAGTGCTTGCCGTCTCGCTTCCTAAGTTATCTTGCACAAAAGGCATAAGATACTCGATATTGTCGGCTGTCTGGATCAATCCGCAGGAAAGAAGATACTGAATCGTAACTTGAACATTGATTTCGTCCTCGTCAATATCAAGGGCAATCTCTTTGTAAAATTCATCTTCCAAACCGGAATACTCTAAGTAGCCGCCCTTTTTCAATGACAACAACTGCATCTTAAGGTATATGATCGTGTATGTATCACCGCCAGCCATCTTACGGAGTTTTTTGATTCGTTTGCTATCAAAGAAATCATCCATCAGCTTAAGCCAGTAATACCGCTTATTCTCCGCCATTTTCACTACCTCCAAGCAATTCAATAACCTTTGCCCCAGCATCTTCCGGGCGACAAAATACGAACTCAACGCCATACTTAAGTTGCATTGTCAACATAGCTTTTTCAAGAGTTTCACCGGATGTAGGTTTTGCTTTCGGTAGCGGCTTATTCAGCCATTTTCCTTGACTGTGCATAAATGCAATCTTGTTATACCTGTGAAGTCTTGGATTTTGCCATTTAAAGACGTCCTGCACGCATTTAACTCCGTCTGTATTCTCTACAAGCACATATAGCTTAATTCCGTTGTTCTGCGCCAAAATACACTCGTCACGGAATCTCGGATGTGCTTTTCCACAGAGATTCCCTACAATTTCCTGCATGTCCTTTTTCGTGTCAACGGAAACATCATATGTGCCAAGGAAATCCATCTTTTTAAGTTCCATTTTTCTAGCTGATTTTCTATGGATAACATCCGATACCTTGTCTGTAGCAATTATATAATCTCCAACCGGCAATGGTGCACGCAAGACTTCCATATCGTGGCTTTTAAAATATCTATTCTTAAGGATATGTAAGCCCTCTTTCTGTCCTTTATCCTCAATTATTAACACGTATTCTCCTTTCTGGCGGTCACTCTTAGCAACCGCCAAAGGTATCTCATGGCTTTCAATTTAGTTTTGTGATATATTAAATTCCATACCAAAGTCAGATACCGCATAAACTGGTTTCTTTTATGCTTTCACATTGGTGTTTCAACCTATCAAAACGGGCAAAGGTTCATATCAACCTCTAATCCTTTTTCTGCAATATAAACATTTGCTCCATATTTAACTGTTTCTTCTGTCTTTTGTTTGAATAGTGCTGGATCTCCGCTTTTATCTGATAAGTGTATTAGAACGACATTTCTCAATGCCGGATTATCGTTAGTAGAAATAAAGTCAAGTGCCGTTGGTAAGCTCATATGGCCTCTTAATCTGTGTTCGTAATTTGGCTCTTCTCGGTTCACAAACTGCATATCGTAGTTGGCTTCCACCATGATTTGATTAACGTCCTTAAAACGCCATCTGACGTATTCCGTGTCTGTTGCATACACAAGGCTTCCCATCTCTGGATGCGTAATGTAAAACCCAACGCACGGGCACTCTGAACCGTCTCCGTTGTTATGTAGCCATCTTCCAGATTTATCACAGTTTTCAAATGCTCTTATGTCAAAATTTCCTTTTCTAAAACGCATTTCAGAATCTTTTATCGGCGGTCTGCATGGTTCAAAAACAGGAATGCCAGCTCGCACATATTGTAAGCTATAAAGACTATGGTCAATATGGAAATGGGTAGTAATCACAGCCTTAATTTTCATCACATTGAAATCCAGTGCTTTCTTGACTTCCATAAATGGCAATCCAGCTTCAATTATCAAGGCTTCTTCGTCATTCTCCAGGATGTAGCAGTTGCCGGATGAACCGGAACCTAGGACTTTAAGCTTTATTTTCAATCACTCCCTTCGCTTTCTCGATAATCTCATCATCAAAAGTCGCTAGAACTTTTCTGTAACTTTGCTTTTCAAATATTCCTCTCATTTTTCTTTCATTCGGATTATGACAAAAAACCTTGAAAAAATTATCAATATTGGATTGATGTTTGATTCGCTCAATCTCTGGAAGCCGTACCTCAAACTGTTCGTTACCAAAAACATCTACGCCCTGTTTGACAATGCAGTCCGTAATCTCGTAATCAATACGGTTCACAGCTTTTGGTTTTTCCAATATCCACATTTCCCTAGTAAATTCCGCATCCGGCACATATTTCTGAACTTCATCATTACTCATGACCTTGTCAGCTTTCAGATAGTAGCAATGGATGATTACCGGCAAGCCAAGCGATTTCATATTCCGTACCACTAACCCGGCTTGCGGTATTGCGTTCAAGGCTTCAATTATGCTTGGTGCTACGCATATCCGTTTAATCGTGTTGTTTTCGCCCTCGCACCGATGTTTTGGAACTCTTGGAATAAACTCATCCACTAAGTCAAATGAAACGTGAATCATAGGCTGCTCCAATTCTTCCTCTGCCGGGAACTGAAATACTTTCATGTAATTCTGGCTTGCATATTTTTGATATTCTTCTCTAAGCATTTCCATGGCTTTCTTTGCCTTTTCTTTCGTGGAATATTTAGCTGTTATTGAAGTCTCATTGTCTCCGATTGCCTGCATCCGGACAAATGTTGCTTCTTTCGCCCTTGTATCAATAAAAACAATGCTATTTTCGTACGGAAAATCCAATGTGCCGTCCTGTGATATAACTCTCATGGCAACCTCCTAATCTTTCATAAAGTCCGGTACGTTCTCGCCATTCTCAACGACTTCTCCGGCTACTTTCTCCGGCTCTGATTCAACTACTTCGCTCCCGGTCTCAATAGCTTCGGATTCAGCTACAACAAATGGCTCTGAATTGGCATTTTCCGCAATTTCTTCCTGCGTCTGCTGATAAGTTTCATCCATCTGCATAAGAGACTGTTTTGCAATAGCATTAAGGTCTTTTGGATGCTTTTTGATTGCATTATTACGCATCTTTCGGACAATCATGGATTCCGATGTATCAAGCCATGCGGCACTCATGTATGGTTTCGCAACTTCACATGCAAGCATATCTTCAATAGTCTTACAGTCTAAAAGTGCTTTCAGAATTTCATTTTTCTTTTCTGCGATAGCTTTCTTTTCTGCCTCCGTTGCATCATAACGTGTCTTTTTGCCACCTTTTACAAGTCCAAAAGTCTCATTCAGAAGATTATTTCGAACATGAGCGAAAAGATTTCCTTTTACGCTTTCACGCTCTGCGATCATGTACTCGATTTTTCCATCATTCATTTCAACAGGATAAACAACACGGATTACTTTCTGTGATAATCCTTTTTCTTCCCACTCCGGCGGTGTAACTTCAACACCTCTGTGCTTCGGATATGTAAATTCATCCCCTTCTTTCACAAGCCATACTGGATATACCTTTTTAACATCAACACCAAAGTTACGAAGAAGTGCATCGTTGCCGTCTCCCTCGATTCCCATTTCGACTTCCTTATACCAATTCCCGCTGGCATCCTGTTTGCTTCTCAACTGGAAGTAGCACTCCCTCGGCACTGCATTGGCATTAAGTTGAAGGCTTGATACCTGTCCAATAACCTGTCTCAAATTAGAACCATTTAAGTTGCTCATAGCGGCTTTGTTGGATGTAACAAGATTGTAAATTGCACTCATAGATGCCATAGCACACTGCTTGGAATAATCATCAAACACAAGTCCATGTTCCGCAAAGTCACGCTCCATAAGTCCTGTGTACTGGTTCGCATAATAGGAAAGCTGTGTATTCATTTCCTGTTTTCCCTGTGCCGCTACTTCCTGCTTCTTTACTTCTGCCATAATTACTTGTCCTCGCTTTCTCCGGCATCTACCGGCTCTTCATACTTCTTCACAATTGCTACCTTATCAGCACCATAGGTTTCTACCCACTTCATATCCACGGTTTCATCCGTGACCGTCAGCTTTGCGCCTTTGGCATTTACAACGGTATCTCCGGCTTTTACAGAATCCTCGGTGCGGTATGTATAGCTTCTGGTGCTGTTTGGAAACTTTGCTTTGATATAATTCATTCTGATACCTCCAAAAATTAGTCTTCCGGTTGCTCGAAGGAAACACTTATTGGCATCTCCCAAGAGGATTCTGCAATATCAGAAAGCGATTTCAAAAATGATGCTGCAATGCTTTCTTTAAAATTTGTACTCTGCAACTGTTTTCTGATTTCTTTTGCAAATTCCTCTCTGTTTTCATTGATATACTTTTCAATTTCTTCTTTTACTGTTTTTTCAATAGTATTTTTTGCAAGCCAATCAAAGTATGGCATCGCACGCCAAGAATCCTTTTTCACGAACTCGCCCGTGCTGTCCACATACTTATCCGTCATCTCATGAATAGCATCACGAACTACAATTTCCGGATTTCCCAATGCTTTTACAATTCCTGCATTTACTTCTTCTCTAACTGCCGCTTTAATAATCTCATCACTAATGTTCAAACTCATCATATTAGCCATTTATTTTTCCTCTCTTTCCTTTATTTCTCATATCTTTCTCACAATACGGAAGAGAACAATGTCCGTATTCCGCAAAATCAAAGAATCCTCTCTTACTTGCACTCTTCCAACGCTTACATGACATACACCTTGCATCCGGCTGTGTGACGTTGTTGCTTATTCCAACTCTAGACATTCTACATCCTCGCTTTCTTAGTGAAAATCCGCTTCCGGTTCTTTTTCCGGTCGAATATAACTGTCATCATATTCCTTATCAATAACGATAGCCGTTTTAGCTCTGGATAATCTCAAGAGTAGCACCTCAAATTCACTCAAGTTTCTAAGTGACGAAATCGTCAAATCCTTATAGGAAGAAAGTGTATATGGTTCTTCTTTTCCGTTATCCCATATCCACTTTGACACAGGAATTTCAACATTCAGTTTTTCATCATGCTCATTTTCAAATGTGATAACTGCTCTTTGCACACTGCTCCATGATGGCTTATCTTCCAGCTCAAACCGCATTTCACATTCCACGGATTGATAAGAAACGCCATCATCGTAATCAATGTCTAAATCTTCTGTGTCAATATCCATTTCACATTGTTTAATCCATGCCTTGAACAAATCCGTAAGTTTGATTTCTTTCTGCTCCGGCTCCATCATAAGGTCTTTAAAATTCTCCAAAGTCTTTTTATTTCCAATACAGAAATCCGAATTAACAATCTCTGTTAAAACAGAATCAAGTTTAGGAAGGTACTCTGAAAAATCATAACTCTCAATGTATGGAACCATGACTTCTTTTACCTTTTCCTCAATGGCATGCTTTGCATCTCCCCAGCGAAAAGCATCTTCGATTGCTCCTCCCAATGCATTCATAAATTTTTCTTTGACAATTTCACTTACTTCATCCGAAGATAAACTTTCCGATGCTATTTTCAATAATTCTTCTTTCATTTACACTCCCTCGACTTTCAACTGCTTGTCCTCTGAAACGCTCAAAAGGATTAACTGTGCATCCATATCCGGCACATTGAACTCATTCAGCGATTCCGCGTTATCAACGAAAATCGGTACGCTTACACCGTATAACTCGCTAAGAGAACGGATAATATCAAGTCCGGCTACGATTCTGTGACCACTGTTCAAAGTCGAATACGGAACACCATTTACAGTACACTCACAACAATCTTTCATACCGCCATTTAACTGCATTTCGAAGAGTTTGAAATTAACTGTCTTGAAATGGCTGTTGATAGATTCAGAAACCTTATTCAGTTTGAAGCGAATGAACTCTTCCAAGAGGTAAAGCATCTGCTCCTGGTTGGCAACTTTCTGACCGATTTCTTTCTGCTCTGCCTGTAGCTGTGCGATTCTCTCATCAATTTCAACATTCATAGAAGCTTTGGCAATGATTTTATTTACCTCGTCAAGCTGGATCTGCAAATCTGACTTTTCATCTTTTAAATCATTAGCAATCTGATCCGCTCCGTCTGATTCAAGCTTTTCAATCTCTGCCAGTACTTCATTATGCCTTGCTTTTAACTTCGCATATTCCTCATTCTGCGAATAATCAGCTTCGGTTGGAATCTCAGATAACAGTTTGCAAAGTTCCTCTTTATTCGTAAAAGTCCCCTGCTCCTGTTTCTTTAAGGAATCTATTTCCATTTGCAGATCAGCATTTTTCTTTGTCAGTTCCTCGATAAGATTTTTCTTCGCAAACCCATCTGCCTTGATTTCTTCCAAGTTGGATTCTTTCTGGGTAATAAAGTCACTTTTTGAATCATTTAGTTTCCGCTTTGCATCTGCCTTGGCTTTTGTCTTTCTTTCTTCAAAATCAGTCTTCAACTGCTCGATCTTATCAGCTGGCAACTTCTGACCGCATAAGGAACAAACCGTTGTAGATTCATCGAATATCCACTTGGATTCATCAAAGAGATACGGGGTTTCATCAAATGCCTTGGCTTTCTCGGAATTATACTGTTCGCCCAGTTTCTTCCGCTCTGCATCCGCATCAGTGATAGCTTTTTCGTTATCAGAAATCTGTTTCTCTTTCAAAGAAATCGTAACCGCAAAATGTTCTAACTCATTTTTACAATCACGCAATTCAGCATCCATGATGCTTCTTTTGTTTGATAACTCGCGATTCATCGTCTGTTCCATGCCGGACATGTCAAACTGTAACTGCATTTCCTTACTTCTTAAATCGCCCAATGCGCTACCTGCATTCTCCATTTTCTTGTCACATTCAGCGATTCTTCTTACCAGATCTACCTTTGCAAGTTCCTGCTCTGCCACGTCAACGTCAACCTTGGATTTCTCGGCTTCATCAATACGCACCGGAATTTCAGCCTGTTTCTTCTTCCACCCGGATAACGCTTTGGAAAACTTAGCACGGATATCATCTGTGGACGGTGCTTTCTCCAACTCGCCGAGTAATGGGACATACTTAGCATCTGTCTGCGCCAGTTCAACATCCGATACATCCGTTGCAAGGCGCATCAGAATATCGCGCTGATCTTTCCATTTCAGTGAAGAAAAATACTGTGGATTGGTCAGCATCTTAAACATTTCCTCGCTCTGTGCCAGACAGGAAACATAAGTCTTGAAATCAGCTTCACTTTTTGGATAACCGTCAATTTCGAATGAATTGACATTTCCCTGCAATGCAACAGTATCAGTACCACGTTTCTTAACCCAATTCTGTTTCTGCACTTTGGAAAGCTCTACTTCCTTGCCGTCCACATCCAGAACGGCTACAACCTTAATTTCTACGTTATCAATGCGCTTTCCGTCCTTATCCAGTGGTCGAACATTGAACTTTTCCTCTCCGGCACTGTTCTTATTAAACAGAAGCCATGTAAACGCATCGAAGATAGTTGTCTTTCCTGCTGCATTCTGTCCTTTAATCTTTGTTTTGTCTGAAAAATTTACATCAAGGTTTTTGATTCCTTTGAAATTCTCAAGGTGTAAACTCTTTAAAAACATTTTCATTCTGCTTCACGCTCCTTTTTCTCTCTATATTTCTCAAATGCCGCATCCAGAGATGTTTTATCTTCAACATATCCGAGCGCAGTTTCGATCAACTCTGAATTGATTGATGTTGACTTTGAACCAAACAACTCAACATCTTTTCTGTGCTCGTTTGCTATCAGTTTGCAGGCTGTATGTAACCTTGTCCTGCTTGCGATCAAATCTGCATATTCCTCTGCCGGAATTGTAATCATATTCTCTGCCATATTATTTTCCCTCCAATACATCTATTTTGCTTACAGACACCTCGTAGGCTGTCCGCTGTTCCTCTGTTCCATCTTCATATTTCTTGATGTACCCACGACTCTGAATACGTCCAATACATTGCACATGAGTCCCAACCGGAAACGTAGATGCAAATCTCGCATTCCTACCCCAGTAGATACATGGGATATAATCTGATTTTCCGTAGGAGCGGTTGACTGCGATCAAAACATCTGCAACCTCACGTCCAAGCGGTGTTTTCCGGTAAACAACATCTTTGCAGATAAACCCATCAAGCATGATTTCATTTTCGTCCTCATACTCATCAGTGATTATTTCAATATCACGAACAAAAACAGACAATATTAAACGATTTTTGCTATTTTCGTGCCGATTAAAAGAACGTAATTGACCGGAAACGCTTATCACAGTCCCAATGCATTCCTTACTCACGTCAAATAATCTTTCTGAAATTGTCAGTGGAATCACATCTGCAATATCGCTTTTTCTGTTCACATCAAGAAACAGGTTGTAAAACTGTTCTCCATATACCTCATGGCTATATTCCGGTTCTGAAACAATTTTCCCGGTAAGTAAAACATTATTGTTTTTCATTTTTTCATCCATATTTGATTTTCCTCTTTTCTCGTGCTAAAATAGGCGCAAATAGCTTATGCTATTGCTTGAACTGGAATCATTCTGCTTTGGTCGGTTGGGATGATTCCTTTTCTTTTTCTTTGCTGTAATCAGTGTCAAATGTGATATAGGTAATACCGTCATCGTCATCAGACTCACTTCTGTAATCGTAATCTACAATCTCTTCTGTATACTCCTGCCACTCCCCATCTATTTTTGTTCCTATATAAATAAGAAGTAATCCAATCAATACAGGTATAGCAGTGACCGGATACTCCGTTGCATCAATGCAGATGCAAAACAGAAAAACAACGGTGCCGATCATTTCAATTACCTTTGCTAACTTTTTCATAGGCATTTCCTCATGTAACAGAAAAAAGTTTTTTCATCCGATTCTTAGGACTTTTAATTTCGAACTTTTCTCCTGTTTCATCGTCGATCATGTATTTGCCGTCAGAATGCATTGTATGTGGCTTTACTCCCTGTTCTTCCATGAGCTCAAGCAAGATATCTTTGCCACCTTGTAAAATATTCATCTGACTTACAACTTCCATCCAATAAACCATAAAATGTGTAATATCCCAGTTCTGATATTCCATAAGAAATTCCGACGCTTTATCTCCTATCAGTTTGTCCATACCGAATCTCTCAATGTAATTCCTTGTATAGAAGTAATCTTTCAACTGGTATCTTTCTCCATCGAATGTCTTTTCGATAGGAAACATATTCATAAATTCTCTTGGTGTCAAAGTCCACACCATAGCACATATCACTTCAATAATATAAAATTCTTTTGTCACAAAGTCCGAATCTCCACGCTTTAACGACTTGCAATCAGATTTCCCTTTTAGTTTTATCAGCAAGTACAGATTCTTCTTGAAATCATCCGGATAAGCACTTTTAGACTCCTGTATTGTCATATTTTCCCAAAGACCTGCCATTTTACATTTTCTGTCAAATGCTCGTGCATAATTAATCCACTTAGGTTTAAAGTCGATCAGCTTTTTGCCGTCCATGACGTAAAAATTAAGCATCTTCATCATCCTTTCTCTCAATTAACGGTAAAACCCCATTCTTTTTAAGCTCTTCATACAGGAACAATCTTCCTTTTTGCGTCCATTCCGTCTGCATAACCACATCAGACCGCCCATTCGACCTTGTAATATCAATAGTCTTACTGTGAACATATCCAAGCCCTTGATATTGCCTGTATAAAATCCACTGTTTTCCTACTTTGCGCTGAACTCCTAACTCTTTCAGCATCTTATTAAACGCTTTAGCAGATATTCCATAATCCTGTGCGATCTGTGTTACCAGTACTGTTGATTTACTGTTCAAAATCAAATCCACATAGTTGACTTTTGGTTGCATTTCTAAAATGATGTTATTCATTTCAACAACTTCGGTTTCAAGTTCCTGTATCTGCTTGTCTTTCTGCTCAAGCATCTTGTGCGCTTCAATAACTGCAAGTGCCATAAGTTCTTCGCCGGTTAGAAAAACTGTTTGTGTCTGGTTGTAATAATTTTCTTCCAGTGCATCAAACTGTTCCCATGCCTTATCAGTCCCAAGCATTTTGCAATGACGGCTTGCACCTCGACGTGTCCAAAGATAAAGCTGATTCGCATTTTTCCCAACAAGGTCGAAATTTTCTACCATGTTCTTAAAAGCCTTTAAGTCAGATCCTTTTAGCAAATAATAATGCTCTCCCTCTTTAAACCGTTCTGCATTATTGCTATAGTTCTGTTTGATTTTCACATCTGTTGCTCCGTACACATCAGCCAACTGTGCGGTGGTGATAACTCTTTGTCCTTTCCACTCAATGACCGGCAATTCTTTTGTTCCAATATGTACTAATTCGTTCATTCTTCTCCTTTCCGGATTTTTGCAATAAAAAAAATCCAACTACCGCTTTGATAGTTGGAAAATACTGGTTGTCTCTATTTTGCTTTGTTGATACAATTAATGTACGGCGGCGGCCATCATGAAAGGAACTGTTATCATGAAAATCGTTAGTATACTTATCTCATTATTGGCATGGCGTGTTGCCGGTTACGACTTCTTCATAATTCTAACCATAACATCCATGACAATCGACCTATACAAAGGATTTAAAAAAGTACAAAAGAGATTAAATAAAATACTAAAGATGATGCGGAAAATAAAGCAATAATGTAACTCATTTCCTGCCGCCGTCGCATATTAATTGTATCAACTGATTTCCTGTGTTACAAACACATTTAATCTGCAAATTTAGACATATTTCTCAACTATCTCAATATTCAGTTCTTCTTATTCTTTCGTTTTTGAGTTCCCAGTTTCTTCACTGGTTGCCTTGCTTGCTGAACCCTCGACCATTCCCAGAACATATCCTTTCTGAAAATCGTTCATTTTGGGAATCGCGTCTTTCAACTTTTCTACAACTTTCTTTTCCTGTTCGCTCATGTATTCACTTCCTTTCTCCCTGTGATATAATTTCCTTATTAAATAAGGAAAGGCGGTGATAATATGGATAATGGTTATTCTGAAACATTTGCTACATATGAGTTTGCAGATAAAGGAACATATGTATGTATGCAATGCGGTGGCGAAAATAAAATTGGAATCGTCACTGTAAAGCAAGGCGAAATGCTACCAGAATGCAAAGAGTGCGGATATACTACATGGATTAAAATAATGTAGGATTTTTAAACACTCTCTTTTCCTCTGCGAGCGTTTGGCTTGTAACCGCCAAGTTATCATCAACCATATGCTCAATGAGGAACGTTCTTTTTACCACTCTCGTTCCATCTTCACATACTTGTGAAACATGCAAATACATTTTCCCATCTTTAATAAATGGAATAATAAGTATGCTCTGCAAAAACTTCCACTTCACAAAATGCTTATTAAAAAATGCAACTGCATGAGCCTTGATTTTACTCACTGTATCATCCCTTTCTGTGATATAATATTTTCAAAAACGGAGGAATTAACATGCTTCTAAAAATCGAAAGAATAATATTAAAGAAAATATCTAAAACGAATTTTTCAATCAAACTTTCCGATATAGGTAAATTTGATGGAGAAGATGCATACCAAGCGTTTTTGGATTTACAGGATAGAGGATATGTAACGAAAGTAAACACATCTATGGATAGATCGAGTTTTAGCTTCATAGTTACATCCAAAGGCAGATTCTACAAAGAATATCTTTTCTTGGAATTTTTGAGAAATATCCTCATTCCTTTTATTGTGGCTTTGATTACAGCAACTGCTACATATCATTTAGAAAAAGTAGCAGATAGCTATTCCGACAGCGGCACCAGCCAATGCGCTTACGAGTTGGATTCCACCGACAATGAATGGCTCAAACTTATCGAGTAAGTCACGCTTTTGCCGAAATGTCATTTTTTTCACCGTCTCACCTCTTTTCCATTTCTTTTGCAATATTATAATAACGCAATAGAAATATAAAGTCAATAACAAATTATTGCTTTTGTGATATTTTTGTGATAATATTATTGCAGAAAGGTGGTGAAGACTTGAGTGCAGTAAACGAACGCTTAAAATCTTTAAGAATATCATTAGGAATGAACCAAAAAGATTTTGGAGAAAGAATTGAAGTTGCGCAAACTTATTTATCTCAAATAGAAAAAGGGGATAGACCTGTTACCGACAAAATTTCAAAAATTGTTTGCTTACAAAATTGGAATGGTAAAAGCGTAAATGAAGAATGGTTCCTAACTGGAAACGGTGAAATGTTTGTTCCGGAAACTAAAGATGAACAAATTACAAGATTGCTTTCAGATGTGCTAAAGAAAGAAAATAGTGATTTTAAAAGAAGACTTGTAACTGCATTATCAAAACTTGATGATACCGGTTGGAAATACCTAGAAGATTTTATTGATTCTATTTCAGAAAACAAATAAGAAAAAGCCAAGGGCAATGCGCAAACCCTTGGCTTTCTTTCTATTCTAATAAATTTTTAACAAATACATATATAATTCTTAACCATTTTTCATTGTCGCAATTCGCGACCATTTCAGTTATTTTTTGTTTGTAAAACGCTTTGGCTTCATTGCACTCTTTTTCCCCCATATTGATTTCCTCCAATCATTCCGCACTTCCGATAGCGATACACAAATTATAGAACTTATGTTCGATAACGTCAACCCCATTTGACAAATTGCTACAAATTACAAACTCGTTTGTAGTTGAGGGACAAGAAAACGCCTTATCCCGCCCCTCAGCCAGAACTTGAAGTGCCCTTATCGGACAATTTTATTTTACAAATTTTCCCGCAAACATTCAATTTCTTTCGGTCGCAAGTTTCGACAGGTAAATTTCTTATTGTCGCAGAATGTCGATTGATTAGTTTAAATTTTGTTAAAAAATTAATTACTGGTTGAAAATTATGCATCTGCCAGTTATCTGTGATGAATTTTAAGTGCATAATTTTCCTTTCTGCCCGTAGGACTGTTATTCAAAAGAGCCGGCTACACAACACATGGTCGTGTAATCGGCTCTTAGGCTCTTGATTTTATTATATTTCTACATAGGTTTTCTTTTGTGCCAAGTTGTCCTCATTTTTTTTGTAAAACAGCGATTTAACGAAAAAAGTCCAAATTCAAAATAGTTCTAATCAAATGATATTGTTTCATGGTGCTGTTAACCAAACAATGCTTCAAATATTTGTAGATTCAAGTAACAACCTCATAGCATCTTATAGAAGTGCAAACATGGGTGACGATAAATGGCATAATATCAAAATTGGCACATTTTCATAGTTATTTTAAACGGGTTATTGAAATATAAGATTCACTTACGTTTAAGGTAGCACCACTATTCTGATTTGCATACAGTCCAATTTTGTCTCCACTATGTAAGCTAAGTGCATTTATGGTCTGACATTGTATACACGTTTGTACTGGCGATGGTAGAGCAATCGTATTTGCGTTTCCACGAGTTGCGAGCATATTTGTTTTTTTGTCAGTTACTTTTATTGATACATCACGATAACCAACACTGGCGGCAGCAAATGTACATTGAGAACGGACAAGATATAGTCCATCATCCTTAACCTCTAATTGATTGACTAATGTCTGCGTGTTATTTGGAATGCCTACCTGGGTTCCGTGAATACTTGATGTCTGAGCCTGCATTACATTATTTATATGGTTCGTTAAACCGCTGTTTAACGCCATAAGCTGTTGCGCTATAGTTTTTAGCGAACCACTTATTCCTTCCAAATAATTGACTGTTTGCCAACCACTACTTTCCTCTACTATGAGCTGATCGTCTTCTGTACCAACGACTGCTAATTCCTGTGAAAGTGGAATACTTACTTTTTTCATCATTTCATCAATAGCTTCTATTGCATACGCTCCAATGTCCACAGGCGTAAGATTAACATTTCCACGTCGGTAAGATGTTTCTTTCGCTCCTTTGATTCCAGTTACAGGTGTCCCCGCCAGCACATCCCACTTGCCATCTGACGTCTTATAGATGTTCGCTCCGGCCGGAACTGTATTCCCGGCTCCCTCTTTAAAATCTGCGGTGGTCGTAAATTCGTCTGAAATATTAAACATCCACCCTGTGCTAACATCCGCAAGTGCCGGAAGATCTGCAAATGCAACTGTTCCGTGTGGCTGCAATCCACCTTTAAGTCCTTCTGATATGTCTTTTGCCTGCTGATAGTAATACTTGGCATTGTCAGAATCCTCGCCCTCTCTGCTTCCTGTACCACCAACAGCATAACTCTGTGCTTTGGTTGCACTATCTGCTGCAGATTCGGCTTTACCGATGATCTCTGTTGCCTTTTGAGTTGCAATATCTGCTTTTTCGGCTGCTGTATCAGCTGACTGACTGGCGGATGATGCTTTCTCCGTGGCTGTGGCGGATGATTCACTGGCGGATGTCTCACTGACTTTTGCGTTGCTTTCGGATGCCGCTGCCGCCGTAGCTGACTTCGCTGCCGCTGTCTCGGACGCCTTGGCATTGTCCTCTGATTTTTTTGCAGCTGTTTCACTGGCTTTTGCGGCATTCTCACTTGCTTTGGCGTTTATTTCAGACATTGCCGCTGCCTGCTGGCTTGACTCTGCCTTTGCTACTTCCACCTTAATTTTTGCAAGATAGTTTGGCTCCAAGTGTTTTTCCTCGATGCTACCCTCTTTGACGATGGCAGACACTTTTCCATCCTTATCAATATAAAAAGCTACCGTATCAGAATTAAGGAACTCATACTGTGTAATCAGTGCCGACAGGTCTATGTACTGCTTCGTACCATCGATCAGAGTCAAAATAATCTGCTGTGTAGTCGGGTTATAATCGAAGTTGATCGCGATCTTCTCCATCTGCGTATCGATCATAACTTTGGAACCGTTCTTTTTCGTGATTGTGATAATTCCCGTCGATTCCTCGAATGTCACGTCTGCAACAAGAGTTGCTACCTCTGTTTTCGTGGCTTTTGTGGTATCAAGAGTGATTACACGATCATCAATAACGCCAATAGCTGCGTCCATTTTGTTAAGATTGCTTTCATTAAGCGGTGTTTCATCACTCGGGTAATTCTCCCAATTAATAGCACTATGCGCTTTGTTCATGGTCCTCACTCTCCCTTTCCTTTGCAAGCTTCATCTGCTCCCGTTCGGCTATAACATGTCTGTTTGCTTCTTCCTTAATCTGCTGCAGAATATCCTTAAACACTAGGTACTTAGCTTCGATTGGGACATCCTCACACAAATTTGCATAATTTATAATGTCGTTTTCAAATTCCCGAATTTTTGCATTTATCATAGATTTTCCACCTTTTCCTTTAACTGTTCTATCTCGTCATGCTGCAACTGCACTGTGGCAACCAGATCAGCAATCAGTTCCGTATATTTCAGTCCGTAATACTTTTTCCCATTGCTGTCTGAAAACGTTTTTGGACAAATATTCCACCCTTTTTCCGCTTTTTTCAAAACATCCTGTGCAATAAATCCATGATGGAACCCATCTTTTTCGAAATTATAACGATACGATTTTGCTCTTAAAGAATAAATAAACTCAGATGATTGCTTTTTGCTTAAATCTAAAATTGTGTTTTTTATTCTTTTGTCAGATCCATTAATTACTCCACCTCTGAATCCACCTACTCCGGTATCTCCGTCTAAATGGATCATCATGTGGTCATTATCGTTTGCGCCTTTATGCAATGAAACCTGATTATATTGAACCGTACATTTATGAACAGGACTTTCAAGCGTCCCTTCCACTGTTCGAAATCCATCCGTTCCCATCTGTACAAGTGTTCCACTGCGTTTAAATTCAATAAGGTTTTCTACAGACTCTTCCGCTTGAATATGCATATATCCCCCGGTCATTTCCATAGAACCTTTTAATTCAAGCAGTTTTGCTTTAATTTTGATGCCCTCGGCTGACTGGTTGATTTCTGAAACAACACTATCTCTTGTAACTTTGCTTTCGATCCCCTTTGATGTCTGCGTAATCGCACTGGACATATTGGATGAAAGCTGCTTAAGCGTGGTTATCAATGTCCATTTATATTTACCGCTGTTAATTCCGCCATCCGGATCGCAGCCATACAATTTTCCACTATCCTGATCTAAAAAACTGCGTCCATTATATTTGGATGATGCAGGGTAAGTATCTTGGGGTTTTCCAAAACCATAATAATTAATATCATAGCCATCAATATTCCATGCCTTCAACGAAGCACTGACTTCTGACCGTATCTTAGTTGCAGTTACCTCTATCTTTCCGGACAAATCGCCCTCTGCTTTGCTTGCTCTCGTAACTTCCGCTGTAATCTTGTCCTCATTAATTTTAATAGCTGCTGCAAGTTCAACTTCCTGTCCCTGTGCCCTTTTAACTTCTGCTGTAATACTGCTCGCATTTTGCGTGATTCTCGATGATAAACCATCCGTTGTATTTTTAACTTCTGTGCGAATTTCGGTTGCGGTCTGCGTGATCTGTGACTGCAATCCCTTCTCAACATCAGTTATCGTGCTCTGTGTCTTTTCAATGGTTCGCTCCAACACATTGCTCTTGCCTTTGAGCTTTAAAATACTTTTCTGTATACCATTCGCTCCATTCGTCCGGTACTCTTCCCCGTCCGCTTCCAAATCATCACGTAAAGCCTGTATGCCTTTCATAGTTCTTTTCAGAATATAGGACTCGATCAGTTCATATCTGGTCGGCAGCCGCACTGCATCCCCGACCTCAAGGCACGGATTTCCTTTGCAGTCTGCCGTAAACGGGCGATAAACAATCCCCCTGATCTTTGAAAGAACATTGTTTGCAATGCTTTTTAATTCTTTCGTTCCTTTACCATAGACAAGAAAATTATCCTCGATCACATAGGCATTGTCTCCGGTGCCTACGATCACGCCAATATCATTCTTCTGCTCCCTGATCTGAAGTTTATTAATGGTTTTGACAAGATAATCTTCATATGTGGCAGTAACATAGAATCCTTTTCCTATCTGCGTACTCTTTGGATCGCGCGGAAACAGATCATCTGCCGGATAAAGGTCATTTCTCGGATATAATCCCTGTATCTCCTGTTCCAGATAAATATAATGAAACTTCCCGTCGCGCCCCATGTGCCCCATACAGCCATTGATCTCACAAATACAGGACAACACTTCCTTGCCACTCATAGATTCGCCTATGATGCTCGATTCCTCTGTATCAGAACTTGTCTCACTGGATGGCGTGACCGCAACTGTTTTCTCAATAGACATATTGTCATTAATGAGAGCAATGTCAGCCTGCTCAATCCCGAAGTACTTAAAAAAGCTGTCCCGGAATTGCTTCATTGTGACCGGATCATAAACTGTAACAGTCGTAGTTTTTCCATCTTTATCTTTCTGCTGCTCTTTATGGGATGGAAAGACAGTGTTATACCATGCTGCCACATCTGCATTTAAAATGTCATAAAGAGCATCATATGCGACAACATCACGGCACGTCCTGTCTGCCGTAGGCGTATCAGAATCAACCTTATATCTCCCGAACTGAAATGGAACATCTGTATGTCCACCAAGAGACATCCTTACTGTCATCCATCTGCCCTTCATTGGCAAAAATGTATTTGACACCGTGAATTTAATCATGGCGGCTTCGCATGATCCAAACGTCAATTCCTGTTCCGAACACAAACTTTCTGTCAATTCGAATTTTTCTTGGTGTAGTTCTGTATTTGTGATATTGATTTTTCCGTCATCAGATACGATGGATAATTGCTTATCGACCGTATCTTTTTTGAACAAGTCGCCATATTTATAATTAACCACCATACACACCCCCTATGAAAGCAAGCCGAACTGAATTGTAACGAATTATTCCATCATATGTTCCGTATATCGTAGGCTGAAAATCTGCCATATAGCCGTACTGTGTCACATAATCGTCATATTCCGGGATATACGCTGTGATATAGCAGGCTCTCCCTGTCGCATTTGTGAACTGACTTCGAATATTGTTTAAAACCTCACTAAAAGTCTTATTTGTCAGCATTGCCCGTGTCTCAAACTCCACTTTTAAAGCCTTTAATTCCACGGCATTTCTATGCAGATAACCGTTGGCATCTGTATAATCGTCCAAATCCTGCATGTTGACATATGGACTGTATGTTTCTGCTTTCATAAACGACATCGGCACTATGTAATTGCCAATCTTTAAAAGCCATCCGCTATATGCCATATTTCCACCACCTAACTGTTTGGGTTTGCGGCTGTCTCAAATGACAGTCGGTAAAATTTGTACAAAATAGCACCTACCACCAATTTGATAGATGCCACTTCTTTTTCTTGATCTATTTTGTAATTACTTCGATATTGGGCGATTTAATCACAATTTTCTCCGGTGTGTGAATTACTTCCGTGTTCCCATATGTAATCCTGATTTCTAATTTGTTCATAAAATTTCTCCTAAATTTCATACTCCGGGTATGCTGCTTCCCAAACATCCCTATGGTAGGTATTTACCTCTCCATAATTTGCATCAAAAATCTTTTTCACGCCATATCCAAGTTCAATGCTCTTTTCTTTGAGTTTTCGCCAATTAAATGTTTTCCAGTCCACACCGTTCATTGCTGCAACACGCTTAATAGAATACCAGTCTTTGCTATAATCAAGTTCCTGTTGTAACTTTTCCTTTTCTTCTTCCGCTGCTATTCTAGCAATTCTTTCTTCTTTCAGCTCCGTCAATATCTTAATACCAAAGTCTGGATTGCTTAAAATATTATCAATTACCTTATCCGTAGCATACATACCATATTTCCGGATGCTTGGAATGACTTCCATTGCGAGCCAGTTCTGGAACTTGTCCGCCGTTTTGTTGCTTGCTTTCATACCAAGGCGATAAAAAAGCGGTTCTGGGATATAATCGTCTTTCCCAACAAGTTGGGAAAATCCAAACTCTATACAATATCCATTCATCGTCTCCCATCTTACATATGTTTTTCCGTTCTTTTCCTGTGTCCAGCCAAATCCTCTAGCTGTATCCTCTGCATTGATAGAAATACTTCCGTCCTCATTTAACATTGTTCGTGCTGAAAATCCAAGTTCTGGATTATTAAAAACTTCAATGTTATTTTCCTTAACTTTAGTTGCAAGAGCTGTATATGCCATACTTTCTATCTCCTAAATTTCCGAGCCTTACATTTCGCAAGGCTCAACCTTTAAATTCACGTGCGTTAGGAACATACCCTAACAGGAGTCGCACGCTATATATTTAGTAAGATTGTAATTTCCCGTGACGAAATACTGGAATAGCCCCAAATTTTCGGGGCTAAGCGGACAGGTAAGTTATATCTGCAAATTGTTCTATTCTATTTTTGCAATCCCTATAAATATCCTTGTAGTGCATACCCATTGACATATCAATTCTAATAGTCTGCAAAATAATGCTTTCCACAAGGGTTAGATTATTGAGATCTGAAACTGTGATATTGTCGCGATTTCCACCAATTACTGATTTTGCCAACTTGGTATATGTCACATACAGTTTATCTGAATGCGTACTTCCTTGTTCTTTGGCATAGTCTACAAGAAGTTTAATCACATCAGTTTCTTTCAGCCGATTTTCTTTATTAGCAATTCTTGTTTCGCCCCATAGTTTCGATTGCTTTTCAAGAATAAATCTGCGCATTGCATAAAACTGTCGAACCAACTCTTTCTTAAACTTCACAACTATTTTTGAATTTCTCAAAAGAGTTATAACAAATGTTGCTTGTTCCTCATTCAAATAATAAACTCTTTCAGGCTGCCCCCTTTTCCCCGATTTTAAATCGGAGAAATCAATATTGCCAAAGTCTAAAATATCTTTCTCATATTTTCTGATAATAGCAACAACAGATTCATGTTGGTTATTTGTTCCATCTGCAATCACTTTGCTGTTTGTAAAAACATCGTTTCCTTTGAGTTCCACCAATTCATACATACTCTTTTCCACCTTTCTTTCGCTACTGTCATTTGACAGGCAGGTTTAAATTTCATTTTTTTATTTTTCTTATGCAGTTTGAAATAAATAAAAAGACCACCAAAGACTGAATTTCTTCAATCTCTGGCGGTCACGAATCCGCACCTATTCCTCATAGGCTTGCAGGACGTCCTAAATTTCTTTAGGTCTTACCTGCGTGATTTTTAATTATTGAAATTATATATTTTCTATGTGTGTTTGTCAAACAAAAGTCTCAACTATGTGCTTTCTGTTTTCCTGCACTTTTAAGTGCTTTCCATTGTGGATCGTTGCTTATCTATAAGTCTGTAAATGCCGTCGCACTCTGACAGTTCCTTATCATTCAACCCTGCCATAAATACTACCGCACACCGCAACCATCTTTCATCGTCACATTCTGATGAAAGCCGAATAAGCAATGATCTGTACTGCTCTTTTGCACTTTTTAAATACTTGTCATCTTTTTTCATAATATCATTCTTGTACATATCCAAAAGAATCATGTTTGCTGCTTTCATTTTTTCATAATCAAAGTCATTTATTTCACTCATCATTCTCATGGCTTCTCTCGTTGCTTTAGAAAATCCGATTGGAGCAAACTTATCAATATCTTCTTCCGTACTCCATCCACCGAAGTACTTTCTTCTCTCGATCTTCACTACCTCATTCACATTTTCCATGAGGTCATCGTTATTAAGTATGAACTCTACAATCTCTTTTGCTTCCATAAATCCTACCATCCTTTGTCATTTTGAAATAAAAACTGTTACTCTCTTGCATTACTTTTTGCATAAGGTATCACTCCCAATTTTGCCATTGTAAACATGTAAAAATATCTGACCTTGTACGTCTCCAATTTTGAGAAAGTCTCCTGCAATTCAGCAATGTATTCTTCTTTTGTCTTGTTTGGACAATTTTCCCTATTAACAACGATAGTCTTTGGCTTCTTTTCCTCGAAAAGTTCATCTACGCTCACATTGAATGCTTTTGCCAGACCTGTTATTGTTTCGATTGATGGATGATCTGTCTTTCCATTCTCAAAATTATTGATCGCGCTCTTTCCTATCCCGGATTTTATAGACAGTTGCTGTAAACTCCATCCTTTTTTCACTCTAAGTTCATGTACTCGATTTTTCATTTGTAAATTTCTCCTTTGTATTTTGTAAACTCATTTTAGTTTCTATATTCGGAAAAGTTTAGGGAAAGCATTTCCAGAAAATATTTCACTTGAAAGAAGTCCTTTACTATGATAAAATCTTTATTGAAAGAACTTCTTTCGTGTGGGGAGCAAACACATGCCGGTCAAAGCTTTTGTGTTTGTTCTTTTTTCATTCTGTTAAAGATGTTAATTGCAATTCAATCTGTTCATATGTGGGAATCTTAACCACACATTCTGGAATATCTATCCCAACCTGATTAAACAGTTGCTTTACAACATATGCCACTTCGTGTGGTGCAGCACTCTCCCTTCTCATAATTCTTTCCAGCAATCTTCCTGCATTTGTAGCACTCTCCATTGCTGCTGGGGATACTGGATACTGATATGTGATAGAATGTACTGTCTGTGGATTGAAATAATTTTCTTCTAAGCAATCAAACTGCTGCCATGCCTTATCTGTGTCAAGAATTTTACAGTGGCGGCTTGCTCCACGTCGTGTCCAAAGATAAAGTTGTGATGTTTTCTTTGCAACCAAGTCAATATTATTGACTAGGTTCTTAAACTTCTTCAGTTCTTCTCCTGTCAACAAATAATAATGTGTTTCTTCCTTGAATCTCTCTTTATTATTAGCAAAATTATTTTGAACATTATTGACATCTGTTCCATAGACTTCCGCCAGTTGTGCCGTCGTGATAACTCTCTCCCCATTCCACTCTACTGCAACAATCTGTTTATCATTCACCTTTACTACTTCCTGCATTTTTTTCCTCCTTTACTAAATCTGCTTCAATCAGACCGATTACATAGTCTTTAACGCTTTTCCGCTCATGAAAAGCCTTTTCTTTGATTTTGTAATGAAAATCATCATCTTTGATTTCTATTACCATACGTTTCATAATCTCACCTCGCTTTCATATTCAACTGAATGTATATTATCATTTTCATTTGAATATGTCAATAACATTTTTAACATTCATTTGTATATTTTTTGTATTTTATGTGATATACTCAAATTAAACAAAGGAGGTGCAGCTTATGTCTATTGGAGATAACATAAAAAAACTGCGCAAAGAAAAAAACTACACACAAAAGCAATTAGCTGAAATGTCCGGCATTGCCACAATCACGCTCCAACAATATGAATTAGGCAAACGAACTCCTCAAACAGAACAGCTTATAAAATTATCCTCTGCCTTGCAGGTAGATATAAACTCCTTATTAGAGGATTCAGACAGTCCCATGCTTAAGGCTATGAAAAGTTCTAACTCTCCTCTATATGAAGATTACAAAAAATATTTATTGTCTCACTCTGTAGAATTAGAAAACATAGATATCGAGTTTATCAACGATTTTCACAAATTAAACAGCACCGGTCAGAAACGCTTACTGGATTATTTATCTGATCTATTAAAAATTGAGGAATACAAAAAAGACACCCCTTGAGGTGTCTTTTTCTAATTGGATTATTTTGTTTTCTTATTTTCCCCTGCTGCTTTAAGTACTCTCCATTCAGGATCGTTGCTAAAGTTTTTTCTTTCTGTAATTTTTGCTAATTCTTCTTTCAACTGTTCATTTTCTCTCTCTAATTTTTCTATTTTCTTTTCATGTTCTCTCTTTTCTTTAACAAGTATGTTTTTTTCTTTTTCCAACTGATCTGCATAAATAAGTGCTTTTGATTCTCTGTCATATAATTCCAAGTTTTTATCAGTTGCCTGTTCTATTCTTTTATTTATTTCCCTGATTTCCCATTTGTGATTTTTTTCTTTTTTCTCCAACTCATATTTTAAATATTCTATTTGTTCATTTGCTTCTTTTAATTCTTCTTTACACGCCATTAGTTCTGACTCTAATGTTTTATCTCCCATGTATTTTCCCTCGCTTATAAGGTTCCTATGTAATTTTCAATATACGAAATATATTCAACAGGGATTCCGTTCAAAACATCTATTTTTATATCAGAAGAATATCTATTTATAGACCAATCGTATGAATTCTCTTTTCTTAAGTCTGATATTTCTCCAGTATCCTTGTTTTGGTATGTGTATTTGTCATTCTGTTTTACATTCACGCAAACAGTTACTTCCATGTCTGACATGTCAAATTTATAATAATCATAAAGAGTAAATATACAGATAACTTTACTATCATCTTTCCCAAGATACAATGTATCCATATTTTCAAAATCAATTCTATTCTTTTCGCTGTCTATATAAACACAAATATCAAAATCTTTTTGATCATTTTCATACAGCCAGTAGATATCTTCTTCTGAAAGTGTGCTTATATCAAATTCAACTATAACATACGGCATGTAACCATTTTTATATTCCATCTGACACAAATCTACTGATTTTATTCCAAATGTACTATCATTATAATTCATGCTGTCATACGGTATACTTTTTACATTCTTTTCTATTCCAGTTTCTCTTTCAATCACGACAGTTCCATCCGTTTCTGTCGTCTCTATTTTTTCTTCCTCATATCCGTTTCCACACCCAGTTAATACCAACACAGCTATTGTCAAAATTACTATTCCCCACTTTTTCATGAACTCCCTCCCATTTGTAATATATTATACAAACCATACCACAAACGAAAGAGAGTTGCAATTAAAATATTGGAACTGGATTCTTCTGCCCTGCTTTTGCTTCTTCTCGCCATTTTTTTATAACATTCCTATATGCCTGATTCGAATCAAGAACCGCCGTAATATCTGCTTTTTCAAGTTTTGATACAATAACATCTCCCAATTTATCGTAATCAATAACACCGGACATTGCTATCTGCATTTCTTTTCCAATGGTACTTTCAATACTACCGGAATTGTATTTTATAGATGCGTTTACATTGTCAGTTATGCTTCTATTGTACTTATATGCAACTTCCGGCGCTGCTTTTAAACCTGTTAATCCAAAACTGTCCTTAATCCCCTCAGACCAGTTTTTGATCTCCTTAAATGTACTTTTGGAACCATCTGAAATACCATTATTGAATCCTTCCACCGTAAATCCTGCAAATTCTTTAAACACTCTTGATGGCGAATGTATGCCCATCAAATTTGTAAACCAAGAACCAATATTTGATACCCAGCTAGAAATAACACCGTGCGTTGTATTCTGATTCCCAGATACTCCACTATTAAATCCCTCTACCGTATATTTTCCATAATCAGAAAACACCGTGGATGGCGAATGTATCCCCATGTTTGTTGTAAAAGGTGCCTTGATATTATTGTTCATATAATCAAGCATAGCATCTCCAGTACTGCTTGAGTTATCTCTGATACCATCATTGTATCCATCTACTGTATTTTTCGCCCAACTTTCCCCCATATTGGACAGCATGAGTTCCTTTAATTTACCTTTTCGTGTAATTTCTCCGGTAACTGTATCGACTGCACTTTGAGACTGGGCTACACCACCATCCGAAAATCCTTTAACAATTACTTTTCCGCCTTCTATTGCTACATTGTATCCTCTGTCGTTATACCATGTTGTTATTTCATTTTCTAGTTCTGCGGTCAATGTTGGTATTGCTTCTTTCGTTCCTGCAACTCCGCCAACACCAAATTGTACCATTCCTTTTTCCCCAAGGTTATACATATCTTGGTCTGTCGTTCCATAGGAATCAATAATTGTTTGATATAATTCTACTGCTTCTTTTCCGATTACCTGCTTACCATTGACAAATATTCCGCCAAGATCATCTATTGCTTTTGATGCGTTCAATGCAATTTGTCCAAAGTTAATCTTATCTACGGCATCAGACAATTTATTGTATTTCTGCGTATGTTGTTCAAGCATATCATTTGCAGTATTGTAAGATGTTGTAGCTTTTTCAACCTCATCTCTAAGCGTCTTTTGTGTTTCTGTTATTTTGGACTGTTCATCTTCTAAGAAAACCATTTTCTTTACAAGTTCATCATGTGCATCGCTTGCATTTTTTGCTTCTATGCCATTTGCTTTTAAAGCGTCTGCATTTCGCTTCCACCAATCATTCCAGTCCTCTGTTGCACCTATATCAGAAATTATTTTATTGAGTTTATCTAACTCTGTTTTATTTTTTTTGTAGTTCTGCTCTGATACTTCCAACTCGACATTAGCTTCCGCAAGTGCCTTACTGTACTGCTCTACAACATCTTTATATCCTGCAACTCTATAATATTCTTTCTGCGCTTCTATGGTCTTTAGAAGTTCTTCCTTTTGTGCTGTATATTTTCCAGTAGTCATATCAATCTGATTTGCTAATTCTGGACAAATATCAATAAGCTGTTGTGCTCTCGTTTTTAATGTTTCTTGATCTGCTGCTGTTAAGCTCGTCTTGTCTGCAAGTTCGAAATATGAATCTGCAAGCTGTTGAAGCTGATCTGCACTTGCTTCGGATTTAGATGTTAAATCCTTTGTAGTGTCAGCTAAATCTCTTAGATTTTGTGCGGCATCTTCCATTTTCTGGTTATTTGATCCTATTTCTTCCTCAAACTCCAAAAACTGATCTGCAATCTCTTTTTGCCAACTTTTATGGAAATTATATACAGCTAACCCTATTGCTGCGATCGCCGCTGCTATTGCTAAATAAGGATGCGCAACGACAGTAGCTGCAAAATTCAAAAGAGTATCTTTTATTGCCAAAATCTTTGTCTTAATATTGTCTAATGCTGATAACGTAATGGTTGATATTTTTATTGCTGCAATTACTCCAAGAATGGTTGCTTCTATTGGTGCAGCAGAAAATATACCAGACCATGTGCTTAGCCCAGCATTTATAGCTTTCCAAATTACCTGCGCAATTTTTCCACATATGCCAAGCCAATCTATATCAGACAGGAACTCTCCGATTTTCTTTCCAATCCTATACCAATTCACTCCATCAATAGCAGAAATCATTGCATCAAGCAAACCTTTCGCCCATGTATTCAATGTTCTTGCCAAAAGAGTAAACTTGAAAGTTTTGAAAAATTTATTAATCCCTGCTGCAATAGAATTTCCAAAATTCTTCCAGTTAAATCTCGTTCCAAAAGAATTTAAAAACTCCAATGTAGTATTCAATGCCCCTGCAATCGTTTTTCCTACATTTCCAAACAGTCTCGGATTGATAAGACCATTAAGGAAATCTGCCAAGCCTTTGCCGAAATTTCTTGCCTTGGAATAAATCTTATCCCAGTTGATAGACTCCATAGCTTTTGATAAGGCATCACTGATGTATTTTCCAAGTTGTTTCAGATTTTTAATATCACTTTCGTAATTTTTGAAAATGGTATCAGTCTTGACAAGTTTACCGCCACTGGCACCGCCTGATGCGCCACCACCGCCGGAACCGCCCGAACCTTTTTTGCCAGAACCATCATTTGTGGTAATCAGTTTCAATTCATCAAACTGACGGACGCCCTTATTCATCTTGTCGATGTTCTTTGCCGCCTGTCCGGTATTGTCAGCAACATCGCCTGCGCTCTCTGCCGCATCTGAAAAACTATCTGCAAGACCTGCACCGGAATCCTCATATTTCCATCCGAAGATTGCGCCTAAAGCGTTTGTAACCTTTGTAACAAAGCTGATAACAACCAGTAAAACGGAATTGAGTGCTTTTACGAATGGTTTAAAAGCATTGATTAATGCTCCACCAATAACACTGCCAAGCTGTTCAAATGACTGTTTTAAAATTCTGATCTGGTTCGCCCACGAATCAGCAGTACGCGCAAAGTCTCCCTGTGCTGTCTGCGTATTGGCAAGGACGTACTGATACCGGAGCATTGTCTTTTCAGCCTGTGACATAGACTCGATATCAGAATCTAATCCCTGTTTCATCGCCCACTCTTTAAGGGTTGCCTGTGTAAGATCAAGACCGTAATCTCTTAATGGACGTGTCTGTCCGGTAAATATTGCAGCTAAATCCTGCGACACAACATCCTGATCTATGTTATACAGAGATGCCATATCAGCAGTTAATTTTGTTAAATTCAAAGACACATCAGCCATGGAATCAGACAAACCAATATAGCCATCTGTCTGTTTGTTCAAAAACTCATTGGCTTTCTTTATCAAACTGCTGTCAATTCCCATGGCTGTTCCCATTGCTTGGAATCGGCTTGCCGTCTGTTTCAATGTCAGTTCTGACATACCAAACTGACGTATAGAGTCCTGTGCAAACTCATTGACTTTTTTTGACATGTCACCAAAAGTAACATCAACAACGTTCTGAACCTCTGTTAATGCCGATGATATGTCGATTGCATTTTTTATTCCTCTGATCGCTCCGTACAGACCAAGATAAATCCCCATAGAGGATAAAATCTGTCTTGTGAATGACTTGAGTCCGATCAATGCTTTTCCTGTGGATGTCTTAAATCCAAGGAAAGAACCGGAAAGATTACTGATGCTGTTATTTAACCCAGAAATTGCGCCACCAGACCTGTTGGAAAGATTTCCAAGTGCCTGTGTCATTTGTAAAATATTTGCGCTTACATTTGGTGCTTTTGAGAGTGTCTCAAACAGATATTTAAGGTTGTCAGCAAGCAAAGGTATATTTGTTACTGCACGTCCGCTTGCAACGCTTCCAAGCCTTGATATGGCTGTTACAAGGTTGCTCATATTGGTCATATCAAAATTCAATGCACCTATCTTGTTCATCTGGCGTACAAAGTTTTGTAACTGCGCAGATAAAGCCGGCAGATTCTTTGTCGCCTGTGTAGATGCCTTGCCACCGATTTTTGACAACGCAGACACCATGCTTATGAGTCCGCTTGTATCAACAGCCTTAACACTTGCTATTCCAGATGCAAGATCTCTCACAGCAGAAGATATTCCGTGGATAGAATTTGCATCAACACCAGAAAATTTATTGAGTGCCCGCACCATTGATGTGATTTCCGAAGATTTACCACCTTTGAACCCGGTAGCCGCATCGGAAATGCTTCTGATTCCGCTTGCAATATTTGAAAGTTTTGCAGTGTCAAACGATATGCTTTCCCGGAGCCTATTCATGCTGTTTACAAGGCTTTCTATGGAATTACTTGCTTTTGCAGAGTCAGCTTTGATTTTTATTTGTAATTCATCAATGTCTGCCATATATGCACCAACTTTCTATGCAAAATAAAAAGACGGTAGGCTGTGACACCTTACCGTCCTTGATCTACTCTTTTAATTTTTCTCTTGTAACCGGTCCACATTTCTTATCTACTGTAATTCCGACTTTTTTCTGGAATGTTCCAATACCGGTCGCCGTATCATTTCCAAGAATACCGTCCACATTACTGTTTCCCTTTTTATCTTTTTCATCTAGGCATCCGTGATAAATAAGCTCCGTCTGAAGCCATCTCACATCATCCCCTCTCATGCAAGGGAATTTTTTCTTTAAAATCCTTGCAGGTTCCGGGTATGGGTTTAAATGATCTTTTACATTTTTTCTAGGGTTTCCGCTTGTCACAATCGCTGTATGACCTTTTGTTTTTGTGACAATAACATCTCCGTTGTAAAGAACCATTCCTGCCGCATAACCTCCAATGTCATCAAACATGCCACTAGAAAGAAGTACAGATTTTTCATTTGCTGTGGTGAAATTTCCAACATCTTTTCCAGTTGCATGAATAATGCATGCACGTACCGTTGTGCCGCAATCTGCTTCTGTTTTTACTTTTGAATTAATACCATATTTGACAATTCCAAGCCGGTGTCCCTGACAGTAGCCAATATTATCATTATTGCACGCTGTAATCATTGATTCTGCCAGTTTATCCGCCATATCTTTTGTTTTTGGCCTTAACACATACCATCCTTTTTTATGAACATAAAAGTTTTGCATACTTACTTCTGTTCCGGTCTGATCTCCCGGTCTCCCACCGGTCAATTTCCCATTTTCATCATGTCTTGCAGATCCAATTCTAATTGACATATTTATACCTCCAAGTTCTTTTCTGGTTTTGGATGGCTCAACTCATAGTTTGACTGCATAATTTTGAGCTTTGCCACAAATAGCTCTCTCTGTTTCTTAATTTCTTCTTCCGTCATTTCTGAATCATCTTTCCCTTGTTGCTCATTGATTGGTTTTTTAATATACTTTGATCTTGCTTTTCGTCCGGCAAGGCAATGTTCTACTGCCACCGATACCGCAGACAATCCGTATGTTCCAAACCACATCCACATTTCATTATCCCGCTGTTTTCTCTCCAAGCTGTATGCATCTGCATATGGCTGTAAGTCAGCCGGGCACGACATGTCTATGTCATGTACAGTAAATCCATATCCCTTGGTTACTAACAGCCAAAACGGGCGGATTTCCGCACAATATGTTCCCCATGTAAGTTCTCTCTGTTCTTCTACTTTTTCCTCGGAGTTTTCTTCTCCGCTTCTTTCTGATCTGCTTTGAGCAGTTTTGATAAAAAACCGTTTTCAAGCAGCTCCGCTAAAAGTGCATTGTAAAGTACCTGAACATCTGCATCTTCTCCGTCAAAGTAATCATCCAGCATGGCATATACTTTTCCAAGCTGCTGTTCCTTTTCTCCCTCATTGTCCGGATTGTATCCAAGTTCCTCTTTGTGAAACTTCTGCGCGCCTACAAGGATTAACTCTGGAAGAAATAAAAGGATTTCGTCAACCGTTTCAATATCTTCCATCTGGTCTAATTTTGCTACTTTCTTGATAATTCCGCTTTTCACGGTTGCTTCATATCCAAACTTGATCTGTAATTCTTTCTCGCCAAATTTTAATTTTGTCATTTTCTTTCCCTTTCTCCCTCTCATATAGGGAAAGGGCAGTCCGAAGACCGCCCTGTTCTTTTAAATTGTTTCTTCAAGCTCTGGCTCGGTTGTCTGGTTATCGTCAGCCGATCCAACCGAACTATTCGACTGACGTGTTATTCCCCCGGTGTAAAAGCTACAGCGGTGTCCATGCCCTTGTATTCTTCAATGGTAAGATTCATTTCAACCGTCAAAAGTTCGTTCTGACCAATCTCCGGCTGTGGAATCTGCTCTGGCGGCTGAGCCACAACAAAAAACGCGTCGGTAAATCCCGGGATAATAGTTTCAAACCACATTCTTTTCCCGCCGGAAAGCGCCTTATACGCCGTGATAAGTGCTTCCCACTCTTCCTTTGTGGCATCCGTAAGGTTTACCGTGATAGGGAAAGAGCCACCGGTATCTGCGCGACCCTTTACATATCTGGTAATAGCATCTTCTAATGCAGATGCGTCAATCTGTTCCGGCTCAATGTTAATACCGCCGATTGCGTTAATTCTTGTAAGCTGTTTAAACGATGTAGGCTTTGTTCCGGCTGTCGCTTCTGTGCCATAGCCAAACGTAATTCCTAACGTAGACAATCCTGCTTCTGCCATTTTTACCTCTCTTTCTACCGCCAAATAATGCGGTTATCGGGCGCATCTTTTTGCACCCGGTGCATAAAAAATAGAGCCTTTCGGCTCTTTTACATCAATCTGTCGTTGGCTCCGATTATCCGCCGGAACCTTGCAACGCTTCTAAATTTTTTTTCACTGTCATTTTTAAACTCCGGCATTGCTGTAATTTGAAATCGCATCTGTTTAAAGGCATCAGCTAAAATAGCCATAATCCCTTTTGCATCGCTCTGCTTTGTGTTTGTAATGACGTCAACCTGTATTGTTTCCTGCACCGCATTTACGGATGTGCCCTCTAAATCTGCCCCACGTTCAAGCCCCGGCATCTCATGGATGTAAATAGTCGGGAAAACAGGGTCTTTATCAAGGTTCTTTTCAACCGTTGTAAATGCAGTGTCAAAATTCATGCTTTTGTATTTTTTCTTGAGTTTTGGTTTGGCTATCGTTGCAACATTGGAGAAAATGTTTGTTTCAAGATCATATACCCACTGGTTGTCTGCCATTATCCAAACACCTCCTTCGCTGTCTGTGTAACAATCTGCCGCAACTCATTCGCGGTCAGATACATGAATGGTCGGCTTGGCATTCCCTCTGTAAACCACCAATCGCCATTGTCGTCCTGATAAAACCATCCATATCTTCCATCTGAAATCTGATGTATAGTTTTTCCACTTGCGTACTGCCACGAAACACCCTCCGGCAGTTTCCCATGATAAGGACTTTGCTGTCCCACAATTCCGGTTCCAAACTCAACAAATGCGGCATGGTCTGTACCGGCTATTACCGCCCATATCCCGCCGCCCTTAGTGCTTCCTTCGTATTCCACGTGAACACTTGAAATCAGTTCCGATGTGAATATTGCGTCAAGGTCAGCAATTTGCACTCTGGCAATCTCTACGCCCTTTTCCGCGAGTTTTTCTGCCAATAGCTGACATTTATATGTTAAGCTGTTTTGATAGGCTCTAAGCTCTTGTATTGCATTCTGAATAGACTTTTCAGACAGGCTCATTGTGATTACTTTCTTCCCCATGCCGCACCTACTTCACATTTTTTTGCAATAAGAACAAATCAACCGTCAATCCCTCGTCTGCAACACCTTTTACGATGTAATCAGCCGAATTTTCGTCAACGATTGTATTCTCTTCATCTTTGTACCTTACATCTGACCGTTTCCATACCAAAGAACCGACGTTCAATGGAAGTTTCCCTTTGTCCTCGACAATTTGAACAAAGTTTGTGGAATTGTCAACGCCAAACTCTTTTATAAGTGCTTCACTCAACTTATTGCTGATTGAAGAATAAAAAACCACAGGCTTCTCATAACCTGTGGTATACTCTCCGGTTGTTTTCGGTATTTTGTTTCCATCTTTATCGAGGTAATAAATTACATTTCCATCAGAGTCGGTATATGACGAATATTCGATGTTTCCATCCTCGTCCGTCACATACACCGGAACCTTTCCGCTCTGTAGCGAATAATTCATTTTTTGCTTGTTAATTTCAAGCATTTCACTTCACATCCTTGCCGAACCGCGTCCACAGTTCCGAAAGCTTTTCCCAGCCATACATCGCGACAAACGCAACAATAAATCCTGCAATAATAGCTGCCAAAATCATATACCATAAAATTGATGTCTGGATGTACTGCATGTATGCCACAAACGCAGCGACCGTGATACCGATGGAAAGAACAAATACCAAGATGTCCGTCGGAACCTTAGAAAATACGCCTACACCTTTGATTACCTGTGTTACCACAGACACAACAAATGCCAGCGTACCAATAATCGCCAGAATAATTGTCATGTTAGCAATTACCGACTGTATAATATCCATGATTAAACCTCCTTTTCATCATTAAGACGGGTTTCTATTCCGTCAATTCTGTGATGAGCCGATTTCACACTTTCCTCCACCTTTATGATCCTGTTGTCATGAGAATTGATTTCTTTTCGCATCTCTGAAACTTCATTTTTGATCTCGGTCGTGTTGTTTGAAATGGCATCCAACTTCATGTTAATGCGTGTGTTCTCCCTCACGCGTTCTTCAAGATCCGTGTTGTCTGTCCTTTTGTTGCTCTTCAAGCCCATAAAGACGGAAAAACCAAGCGACAGCACGCTTATAATGATTGCTGTTGATATTTCAATCGTCAAATCATATACCGCCTTTCATTTTTATGGCACACCGCCCACCACCGCTCAATGTGTGCCGCCTGCTACGTTTTGCCGACGTCGGCAAAACGTAACGCACAATCTTCTAACCAGATGGAATCCCATACGGTTATAATGCTTTTACAAACGGAAATACTCCAACAAACAAGCTTTCCCTGTCTTTCCAGCTACGGCTTACGCCGTTTTCTGAATAACTTGCCATATAGGCTTCTCCTGCCTGTGAATGGTCGTACAAGGCTAAATTGACGATTACATCCTCAAACTGTTTCAAGTCTTCGGATATTTTTTCATCCGTGTAGCTTTCCGGGTAATTCCGCTTGCTTACCACTTCATTTCTTGCCTGCTTGATAAGCTGTTCGATGTAAGGATTATCTTCTTTCTGGTCGAACACGACAACATCAGAAGTAACACCATCTTCATCCGTAACGGTTTCAATATGAAATTGTTTCAGTCTGATTTTGACCTGCTCTAATGTTGTATATTCGTCCATTCTTCCCTACCTATAATCCGAACTGCTCGATCAAAATGCGTTTCAGTTCCGCTCCACTGATTTCTTCTGCACCCTCGATCCCATGTTCAGCGGCAAGTGCCTGTAAATCAGCAGTGCTCATTCTGTTAATCTCTGTCTTGGTGTACCCTCCGGAAGATTTCTCTCCCAGAACAATGTCCGGGATTTCATCTCCTGCTTTGTACCATTTTCCATTGCGCTTTACCGTGTATTCAGCAATCATACCGCACCTCCTACGCAACTTTCATGACAACAACGCTGTCCATGCCCTCAAAAGTAGGCAATCCGATCATTGACACAACGCAATGAGTGTTGATCGGATGATTTGTTGCGTATGTATACACCGAAATACCGGTTTCTACAATAGAAAGGTTTCCGTCTGTTAAACTTCCGCTTCTCTCTTCCGGTGTCTTTCCAAAGACATAATCTCCAAGGTACACGCCGGATGCCTGCGCTGAAATAACTCCTGTAGGAATAAAATATTTGGTGGCACCGTCTGCCGGGTCGATGTAAAGTTTGTCGTAAACTTCAATCTCGATGCCGTATCCTCTAAGATACTCTGTAACCTGCCCCTGCTGTAAACGAATACCTCCATTGTAAGCAGTAATTCCAAGCACCTGTTTCTTTGTGTCTTCTGCCTTAAGAACCATCTCCCACGTTTCTGTATTCATGCTAAAACGTGCAAGGGAATATCCGGTTTTCTTTGCAAACTCACGTTTAATCTCGATAAGGTCATCAAGTGGCGTTGCTGTTTCTGGTGCAGACCATTTATCAGTATCGCTTCCGGAAATATCCTTGTAATGATCTCTCTTGTGCGCCACTCCATTGTCCGAAGTATAATCAACATAGAAGCTCTTGCCACCAATTGTTACCTGTACTCTTGGAATACCATCAGATGGTGCTAATAACTGCCAAATCTGGCGTTCCGGCACTACTCTTGCGCCCTCAATCAGCATCATCGGTTTTTTGCTGATTTCTCTAAGCACCTGGTTTGCCATGTTGGAATTTTCTGCCGACTGGTAATTTGCATACTCCTGCTCTTCACGCTCTGTTACCATGTAAGATTCACGGTAGAAAGGCATCTCGTTCTGAATATCCGAAAATCCACCGACATCTCTTAACTCTGCCTGCGCATCAAAATTGGATGCCTTTAAGGATACCGGAAGACCGTTTTTCCCTTTGATAAATCTAAGTTCAAGGCTGTCCTGTTTTCTGGTTCCAAATTTCTGTCTACCTAAGTAAGGTGCAGAACCAAGCGTTTTTTCATAATTATTCCACATAACCACAAGACTTCTTGCGGTAAATGCTTCTGCTAATGGTAATGCCATTCTCTAATACCTCCATTTTTTAATCAAAAAAAGTAACACGCGGTGTTGCTGCTTTTGCAGTTGCTTCCACGGTCACTCCGTTCGCTGTTACCTTTGCGCTGTCAATAGAACCCTGATATACATAAGTTCCAGGCGCATCTCCCATTGTTACGTCAACATCTTCCAGAAGATACCCTTTGCAAGATTCGTCATTGCTTGGGAACGGTGTCCCTGCCTTTGCAATCTTCTTTCCGTTTGCATCGGCACTTGACACCATTGTCTGCGGAACGATACACGCCGCACCCTCATAAGGAAAGAATTTTAAAATTCCTTTACTCTGTGTAAAGTCTCTTTCAATCGGTTTTCCCATAATTTACCTCCTATAAAACATAATGGTCTTTGGCTTCTGCACTTTCTGCAGGTTTGCCAAAACTGATTTTTTCTGCGTTCTCTACGTCCGCAGTTTTTTTATTTTCTCCACCTGCAGTACCGCCGCCCGGATTTTCAGAATTATTTGCAATCTCCTGTTCCTTTGCCTGCGCTGCCGCGGTTTCCTTTTCGGCTGTAATCTTTCCAAGAGCGTCATAATCAAGGCTTCCATTATCCTTGACAACGGATTTTGCCTGCTCTGCATTGATTTTTAACTTTTCCATCAATGCTTCGCGCTGGTCTCTAATGGCGTTTTTCTTCTGCATATCTGCAATCTGCTGATTTGCTGTCTCTAACGCCTTGTTTGCTTTTTCAAGTTCCGTGAGGTTTCCTGCTTCCATTTCATCCAGCTTTTTCTGCAACTCATCTGCGCTGTCTGCCTTTGCCTTAAGCTCTGCTGTTTTTGCCTGTTCTCTCTGTACGGAACTGCCGTAATCAGCAATGATTTTTTCAACATTTTCCTCACTGATACCCATTGCAATTAACTCTTCTCTTTTCATTGATTACCTCCGATATGTCTTTACGAATTTTTGCGGTGCAACGACACCGAATGACACTGTTGATTTTTACGCTCACAACTTTGCGAATTTTTATAAAATAAAAACAGCCACCGATTACTCGGTAGCTGTCTTATTTTGCTGTTTATTTAATTGGTTTACAATTTCCTGTGCTTTTTGTTCCTGCTCTTCTGCATCATCAATGGTTTTCCACAACGCATCTATATATGGCTTAGACAAGAGGAATGTCTTTTCAGCATCTCCCCAAAGCCCCACCGTTTTAATGGCAATAAGAGGATGTATGCCGCACTCTAAAAGCTGATATAGTGTTTGCGACTTTGTATACATATTGTCTTGCGGGCTATGATTGATTTGCACATCAAAATCCCTCATTGACAATTTCAAATCATTGTCCTTAACGCGTATTACATTTAAGACAACTTTTGCAAGTCTCTTCTCTGCCGATTTCACAATTGGGTCTTTTAATTTTGCTCTTGTCTTTGAAAAATCCCATCCAGCCCTTAATGATACTGCTCCTTGTGTATCTCCTCCAGAGTTTTGGGACTCTCTGTTTGGTATTGCTAATATTGCCAAGGCATTGTCCCACAAATCATCTTTTGCCACCTGACACTGGCTCTGATTTAGTTCCTGCGTCATAATCTCAACATCGGCTTTGTTATCCTTGTTATTGGACTTTACCGTCAAAGCATGGCTCATTTTCATCTCTTCAAACGTTTTTTGGTCGATTTCACAGTTCACAAACTTAACCCAGTACTGAACAAACTGCTCAATTCCATCCATTCTGTTTGACTGCATATTGTTTATGGCATCCAAAATACCTATGACAAGCTCAATATCAGAAATTCTCTCATGATTATTTGGAAACTCAACAATAGGTATACTTCCAAATGCGTGCAATTTCCATTCAGAAACTACTCCATTTTGAATTTTGCATGAATAATTGTCTGTATAGCACAGTTTGTACCATCTTCCATCTTCGTCCTTAAGCTCCTGTACGGCAATCACCGGTTCTTCCGTACTCCGATTATAAATAACACAAGTATTCATCGGAGTAGGGGCAACAATCTGAAATGGTATTTCTCCATTTGCAAATCTTACCGCCTTAAAAGATGTTCCGGTTGCTGACTGCCACTCTCCTGCTTTAATGTCTTTTTCCTGTTTATTCGCATCCACAAGATAGTCATTCAGCGCATCCACTGCCCGATTAATTTCATCATCATCTTTTCGACTGATAAACTGTATTGGCTCGCCATATGTCTGTCCTACTTTGAACTGAACAATCTCATACGCATGATTTTCTACTATTTTGTTTGTAATATCAGCATTTTGCACCTTTACACGGTATAAAACAGGCTGGTCACCTTTGTAATATCGCCAAAGATATTCTATGATGGTTTTGTTGTAATAAAAATTTCCGATGCAGTCTCCCACCACATTGACAATATTATCTGCTGTGATGGTTTCAACATCTGTATATAAAATTTTTCTACCATAACAGCCTTTAACAAGGTCTTGGAGAGATTTGTCATTTCTCATTTTTTTCTCCTAAATAAAGGTCATTCCGCTGGATGTTGCACGAAACGGAAGAGATTTTAATTCTGTTTTTGCATTCTCCGGATAAAAAACAACTTTTTTGTGGCATTTCCTACATTCCACAGAAATGTTCATTGTTGAACGCCCATCGTGTGTGGCAACTTTTCTTCCACACCGCGGGCAATATATTGTTTTTGGTTTATATCCCATAAAATCCTCTTTTCTTTTCAAAAGAAAAAGCACCGGAGATTTCTCTACGATGCTTTTCTGAATTGGGGGAGATGAAGTATTCAACTTTTGTTGCTTTCTTCGATTATAACTATATCATTTTTTCAATATGACATTCTATGACATTTTATAAATAAGTTGCTCCATATTTTTGCTCAAATTTTTTTAATGCAATTCCATGAAGTCTTATTGTTTGTCTCCAAGAGTAATTCATTTCGGTTGCAATAACCTCAAATGTCTTTTTTTCTATGTACTTTGAAAACAACACATTATAGACATTCTCATCTTCCATACTGTCTATCTGGCTGATGATCTTATCTCTTTTGATAATATAATCATCAACCATCGCGTCTATGTTTCTTTCAATTTCATCAATTTTTGCCTGTTTTGTTCCTATCTTGTCAAAATTTGGCGTTGTCATAACTCTTTCTTCGTTTGACACAGCAGATATGCTGCATGCCAGCTCTTTCAGTTGTGCAAGCTCTACCAGCTTATTATTTATCATCCGGTTAAGCCTGCTTATCTGGTTCAAATAGTCCTTTGTCGTCATATCAATACCTCCTAAACGGATTCACTGCTGCTTCTACTTTTGCTACATTCCTTCCATTTGTCACTCTAAGCGCAAAGTTTGAAAATACATCTGGCACATCATCCAACTGCTTTTTACCGGATACTGAATATCTCTTAAGAAGAGACATCATTACTCCGTATGGCTCATTCGGCTTATATGATGATGGGTCTTTAAATATAACGTGCTGCAATATCCAGTTTGAGCACTGAAAAATCCTTGCTTCCTTATTTGTCTCCGTCGGTGTATCTGTGATATTGCATATCCATCCTTTGGCTTCCACTCGCTTGTTTACTTCCATTGCGACGCGGTCCCCTCCGGCATTTCTCTCAAATTCACATTCCTGAACTTTGTTGTTTGTCAAAACATTTGCTGCATTTTCATACTGAACCTCATAATCTGCCGTGTTATCGCAAACACAATCCACGCAGTAGTAATCTTCTCCGTATTTTTGCAATACAGGCAGAACAAAATAGTCTGTTCCCTTTCCCTTTGTATCGCACTGACCGGTTACAATCTCCGGCTCTCCATGCGGCAAATTAAGATACCGACGTATTTTATCTTCCGGAAACAGCAATCCCTCACGCTCAATCGGTTCCTGTTTGTAAAGGCATCTATATGATATGTCGTCCATCAATAATTGCTGGTCTTCAAAAAATTCTTTTGTAAAACCGGAGAACTCATATTCAAAGTTGCTTTCTCCTGTAACTGGGTCTACATCCGGTACCGCAATAACCTTTACTCTCGGATTACCCTCGTACATATTTTGTATGCGCCCTATGACGTCGTGTACGCTCCATCTTGTGGCAATATGTATTTCCTTGCAGTTCTTACCGTCCGTGTCCTGTATCTTTCTCTGTCTGGCATCTACAGCGTATTTATCCCACAATTTATCAAGGATAATGGGATTCATTGCTTCTTCAATGCCGCCGATCATATCATCAACCAGTAAAAACTTAGAAGCCCTTACTTTACCTGCATTCTTACTACCAACAGACGTACATTGTACGGATGGAAACGATTTGTACTTCCCGACATTAAATTGCTCCATCTTTGCGTTTGTGCTCGTCACGGAAAGATCTGGAAAAATTTCATTCCATGTATATTCTTCCGTATTTGTAACGATATCGTACACACCGTCATAGTACATTCTGGTAATATCACCGCTGTGTGAATAAAAGAGGCTGAAATCTCTCGGAAACCATCCGGCAACAAGAGCGTGAAACATTTTTTCAACCGTTGTTTTTCCTGCACCCGGGACAAGTGATACGCACAGGATGTCATATCTATCATCAATCATGCCTTGCAGCGCATCTATGAGTCCGATTTTTAAGAATTGCTTTCTTCTTGGCATGTAAAACCGCTCTTTAGGCTCTCTCTTCTTCTCCAAATACTGGAAAGCACTATCCACAACTTTGTTTTGCGCTTCTAAAAGCAAAATTCCGTAGTATTTGTCCAGAATTTCATAAGATACCTTGTTTTGGAATGAATATTTCTCTAAATCCCACGGTGTACCGCCAGTGGATTGAAAAATAAACTGTTCTGCCAGTTGCTTTGCCCTGGAAGAAACTTTCAATCCATACTCAATGTCTTTTTCTGTAAGAATAGCTACCCTTGCCGCTTCTGCCATGGCATCCATAACCTCTTCATCAACGCCATGTGCCTGTATGTAATTTTCATATCCATTTACTGTGGAAATTAGGCTTGAACTTGCCAAAAGAAAAGCACCTCCGCAAAAAAGCAGAAGTGCTTTAAGACCTCTGCCAATAAATTTTGTTGGTCAGCGACTAACTCCGTTTGTTAGCCGGTATAATTTTTAATTTTCTAATATCATCACTTCTCGCCTATCAATGCAAATCGTTTTGTGTTCAATTTCAAGGTCAATTTGCATTGATTTAACCCCAGACAAATCCATTTTTTCCCCATCAATTACTATTTTCAATCCATCTGTGCAATCTATTTCAATTTTTTTTGCTTTTTTCATTCCAATGCACCTTGAACCCTTTCGCCGTATAATTACCAACTGCCTGTTTCAGCTCTTCCTTGCTTTTATATTCCTCTCGAAGCATGATTGCTACCTTGTTCTTTTCCACAGCGTATATGCCGCAGGTAACAGCGTTGCTCGCCGTATCAAGAACTGCTTTGTACTGTTTGCTGTTCATCTCGTATGTGCTGTTATTGATATTGACAATCATGCTTCATACACTCCTTCTCTTCCTTATGAGTTTGCATCAACATTTTTTAGATATTCAATGAAACTCATTTCAGCCCCCTCGCATGTTAAACCTTCAATAGGATTTTTGTGATAGTTTTCACGAAAATACCTCAATGCCTGTTCTTTTTCTTTTTCTGAATAAGAGTCCCATTTTGATATCCCAGATTTGTTTTTGAAAAATTCGCAATCGTGTTCTTTATAAGCAAATCCTACTGGAGGAATATACTTTTCTGGATGGTTACAAAATTCTATCGTTTTTTTCAAAAATTCATTCCATTCAATTCCAAAATAAGCACATTCATAGCATGTCATTCTTCCACCAACTTTCTGCCACACATAGGGCAAAATTCAATTTCCATTGCTATCGCTACGTTCATTCCATTGCTACAACATTTAGCATACTGTGGACATTTATCGATATGGCATTGAATAACATTTATATAGCCCAATTTTTTGATTTTAAATTCTCCATATGCAGTTTTATATGATTCTTTCCCATTGCAAAAATCACACATTTCAATTACTTCCTAATAAACCTATGTTCACAATCTTCCAAAGTTGTTACCTCTATTATTTCCGGTTTATTTTCCGTCACACATCAACGCTCGATTTTTTTCAAGCAAACGCCGCACACATGATTTGAACCTGCAAGCCTTTTACAGCCAACGGTTTTCAAGACCTCCCCCTCACCACCCGGACATACGGCAAATATAGCAGTGTGGTAGAACTGCTATATTCAAAATTGCTTTTGCCACCACTTTGTACAATTTCACACGGACTTTCTACCGCTTACGGCAAGGTTCACCCCTGTCGTAAGTTAGCGCAGTGTGTAGGACCCGAACCTACAAGGCGAATAAACGCCCGGCGGCTTAGCAAGCCGTTCCAATACCATTGTGGGAACACTGCATCTTGATGGTGCGATTTCTTAAACAACCCATCCATTACAACTGTCTACCACGCACCTGCCAAACAGTGTTTTTAGGGAGTTGAGTGAAATGGGGAAGAGAGGAATTGAACCTCCAGTGTTTACCACTTGGGAACTGATTTACAGTCAGCCGCAACACCGCCAATCGTTGCCGCTTCCCCAAAATGCGCGGACACCTCACTCCATATCTCTGTACGCGGCCGCGCTACGCATACAGTATCAAATCAGCTCGGCACCATCGGAACGGAAGGATTCGAACCTTCAATCCGGCTCTCATTGTTGTTTTCCGTGTACACGCCACTTTTACCAATTAAGATACGTTCCGAAACCGCCACAAGACGGTTAGCAATAATGTTTTTCGTGCCATGCGTTGCACTATCTGGTTTACAGCCTTTCACCAGAAACTCACTTTTTGACAGCTCAGGCACCGTGGGATAGATGCCCGAACTACCAATAGGCTGCTGCATGGATCGCTCTTCAACGAAATAACAAGTAGGATTCCCACTTAACCATACAGGCTTACACAGCCGCGCTTCGCGGCAAATACCACCGGACGGTCTCGCACCGCCATTAACAGAATCGTCCTAGTGGCGAAAGGATGTGTCATGAAAAACACCAAGAAGGAGAATTTACGGAATGGATCGTTAAACCCATTCCTCCATCGGAACGGCAGGAATCGGACCTGCGACCGCTCGGATATAAGCCGAGTGCTCTGCCAACTGAGCTACGTTCCGCTACGGCATATTAAAATGCCGCAATGTAGGATTTTTATCTTGTAAGCAACTCTTACAAGTTGCCAGTAATTTAAAATTTTGTTTAGCTATACTGGATGCTCCGATTTCTCACTCTGGTGCTCTGCGTCGCTATCCAGATTGAGTAAATCTCCGGTGCTGTCCGGTTCCTTTGATTTTGTTATATGTATTCTTTCCTCTGCACAAATGATAGGCAGCTGAAAGCAAATACCAAATATTGGACTATAAAACATTCTGTTACCTCCACATCAGAAACATGTTCAGCAACAGCAACATCACAAGTACCCATAATGCAATTGCTGTTTCTTTGTCTTTGGATTCTCTGCCAGATACAAATAGTATCAGCATAAAAATAACATCCAGCGTCGATATAATCGTTTTAATAATTACCATGGTTGTTTTCCTCTCACAAGTTTCTTTAGCAGGATTCGAACCTGCGAATACTGGAATCAAAATCCAGTGCCTTACCGCTTGGCGATAGCGCTATATTAACACTACTTTTCCGGCATGTAATAGACCATGTTATCAAATACAGTTATTCCCATACAAGGATCATTCATCTCAACGCATCTGATCGATATGTTTTCAGATACTGCAAACATTTCGGCCACCTGTTGTTTATCCATGTTTGTGCTAATAACTTGAAAAGCCGAAAATGCCTTGTGCATATCAGAGAATACTTCTTTTTCTCTACCTAAATTTGCATACGTCCCAATGGTAAACGTTTTTCCATCAACCATAGCAGTTATCATTCCATGATTTGCTGTGAATACCGCTCGGTCAAAATCAAGCGAAACGTCTTTGCTTTGTGATACTACTCTCATACTTTTCCATCCAATCTCTTTTTGTTTTTGAGGATATTTAAAGGACTTAGTAGTGCTGATTTTCTCAACCTATCAAACCCCCTCCCCCTCCATGCAGAATCATGCTTTGAACATTGATAAATTGTTTGAATTGTTCGTTCAATTCCATTCGTATTTTACAACTATTCGCAAAACCCTTGTTTTGCGTAATGTATCAACGATTTAATGCGCCTTAAGACCATTAAACACTGGGCTTTAAATTGTTTGAATTGTCTATTGCGTTTTTCTCGCTTTTTTCAACCAGAATTGTCGGAGTTGTTCGGCAATCCTATACAATTATTAGCCCCAAGACGTGGCAGTTCTTCGGCTGTCAGCGCTCTTGCTCTGGATCCCTGATCTCTAAGGCCCGGCATATTGAAACCACAATACTTGTTGAGTGATGGCATGTAGTTCATTGGATTTCCTTTGCCGGAAACTTGTAAACCTACCAAACTTTCCTCACGCATTTCGTCAAGTTTTTTGCAAATGTCGGAACCTGAAGAGCCTAGCTGTACTCCATTAACCCACCCATTTAATGTATCTCTATGTATTCCGGTAAAGAATGTAAACCCAACAATATTCACTACTTTCTCGTAGTCATTACACAGGTCTATATATATATCTAATACCTCGTTAACCTTATCTGTATCATAGGCATTATTAATATTATTATCATCCTTTAGGTACTTTGGATTAACTTTAAATACATGCTCATAGACATATTTACAGCAGTTATACCATCTGTTCTGTGATACTTTACACATGTCATAAATGCTTCTCTCTTCCATCCAGAGATTTATATACATGTCAATATCACTTTTAAAAACATCAACTGTATTATTTACTTCCTGCATTTCAACTGCTGACATGTTATATATCTCCTCTCTCCAGTACTGGAATACTTAAAATAAAAAATGCAACTGATACAATCAGATCATGATGATCTCGACTGTACCGGCTGCATGAAGTCCGTTTCTTTCGGGACCTCGACGGCTGCCGCCGCCCGTTGCCCGAATGCGTTTTTAATTTAATTAAACAATATCATTCTATCATTTTCTTGTCAAGGTATATTTTAAAATTAAATTTTAAGCCTGTATATTATATATATTATTTATATAAATATACTGCCTTATTTATAATATATATTTTTAATATTACAAGAGAGAATATAATCTTTCTCTAACTCTAGTGTCTATATCTACGTTGCAAAAATGTTGCAATTTGTTGCAGAGGTGTTGCATTGCAACAAAACTAATACTATTCTATCATTTTTGTCCTGTCCGTAATAAAATTATCACTCTTGAAATTTTGTGAAAATTTAACAAAGATTTTCTACGTTTTAAACAAAAAAAGACAGCTATATTTCAAGCTGTCAAATTATCAATACTCATTTCAATTATTCAATTTCAAACCCTACCAGCTCCCACTGATCCGGTTCTCCGTCCTCATCGTAAGATACAGGATCGTTAATTTCTTTAACTCTAAAACTCGGTGTATCTTCATCCAGTGCCGTGCCTGTGCTGTCACACTTCCATGCTTCCATTGTCTCGCCGTTACTGGTATCGTGATCTACTGCGATCATTCCTAACTCTTCAACCTTGAAAATTTCTACTGCAAAATGTCCTTCCATCTGTCCTAATTCATTTAAAATCTTTAACATAGCGTTTTCCTCTTTTCTTTCTTCTCTGGATGTGCTATATTCAAATAGCACACATTTCACTTGGTATGGTTTTTGTGTGTCGGGCTGGATTTTCTCCAGCCCTTTCTTTTAATTGTCTTCAATTCCTTTTTGAGTATCATCGATCAGCTGATCGACCATCTTTTCCGCTTTTTCATAATCCTTAGATTTTAAAACTTCCTTTAAATCTTTCAGATCCTGTAAAAGCCTTCTTAAGTAACTTTTAAATACACTCATATCTTCGCTCATTTTTCTCCTTTCCGGCTTTCGCCTATTGCCTTTCGACAATATTATAATAACATTAAAATATAATTTTGTCAACACTAATTTTAGTGTTTTAAAAAAATCTTATTTTTTCTTCATCAGTCGGAACGATTTCCAATACATCCGACGGCTGACATCTTAAAATAATGCAGATCGTGTTAAGCGTGTCTGTAGTGATTCCCTTCCCTTTTCTCAAATTCTGCATAGTCGCTTCACTCATTATCTTCTCTTTTCTCATCCGAGTAGAAGTGTATCCGTGTTTTGAAAGCTCTTTTAATACATCTATTTTATAATTAAACATTTTTTTCACCTCACATTTTTTATTTACTACATTATATATAGAATCACTCTAAAAATCAACATGAAAATATTTTACAAGAACACTCTTTTTAGTGTTGACATGCACCAATATTAGTGTTATTATAATCTCAACAGGAAAACAAAAAACACAAAAACAGGAGGGAACGATCATGAAAGTTAAAATTAAAATTGAGGGAAAGATAAATGATACTTACACTTTTCAGCAACCAGAAGAGGGAAATATCCTTGACGAACTGGCGGCGATCATCGAAGAAATGAAAGCCGGAAGAATTGAGAAAGTAGAAATTGAGAGGGAGGTGTAAACATGAGAGGAACAGGATTATTTATTAATTGGGAATCCGGAAATAAAAACAGTAATGCGATTCAGGAATTTGAAAAAAACGGCATCAACTGGGAATATAACAACTTTGGAACACTTACAGCTGACTTTTACGGCATCGGGATTTTTGAAAAGGTCGATTTTGAACATATCCAAGGCGATGTGTTTGAAATCTGCATAGCATAGTCGAAACCGCCCGCGCGGCGGTCTGCATGAACCGCCCCACCTGCACCGATGAAACAGGGCGCATGATGAAAGGATGGTTGATCGTATGAAGTATTACAGAGCAGAGATCGAAGACGATAATTTCGAAATGATTTTAGCCGATAGCGAAGAGGATGCTATCAATCAGTATTTTGAGTTAGGAAAAAACACGATTTATTTAATCTGATAGAGCTTAATGATGATTATAATGAGGTTTGCACAATTTTATAAATTAGGCAAGCGGCGGCGTTTTCTGTGGTTCGATTCCCCGGCTTGCTTTTACCCAAAAATTTGAATATGGAGGAAAATTGAAGTATGAGAAAATTATTTTTATTAAAAAAAGGCAGAATAAACTTTTATGCATGCCTGTATGACTGTGGCATGTATACAATCGACCGAATTACAAAAGGATTCGGCGGAATTGTGACAACATTTGAAACACTGGAAGAGCTTGAAAAATATGCTGCTGAAAACGGATATAAAAAAGCATAATAACCGCCGCAGAGGATGCACGCCGGAACCACTGCCGGCGGCGGTTTTTACCCAAAAAGGATTTTATTTTAAGGAGGATTTATAAATGACACAATTAGAAAATTTGAAAAACCAGATCAAGGAATTAGAAAAATCATGTGATGAAGCGCGTGATAGAATTAAAAACGAGAACCTGCCGTTTTTAAACATTTATGAAAACAGAGCTGCATTTTTTATCAACAAAATAGAAATCCGAAACGTGACAAATCAGGGAATCCGGGTTTGTATTGTTTTTGAAGATGAAAAAGAGCTTGCAATCGCGATTAGTGATTATTCAGAGAATATAGCGTTTTAAGCCGGGATCATCCCGGCTTTTTCCAGTGCCTAGATATATTGCAGCTTGACAAGATACGCGCCCGGTCATATAATGCGCTTAGGTGAACACGTATAAGCCATTTTAAGGCTCGCGCAAGGCAATGCAGTACTTTTATATATACACAGCACGAAACGCCTGTAAATCGCTTTTACGACGTCGCGAACCTGTAAATGCTGCGTTTATCTTGCCGCGTTGGCATCCGGCAGCATGTCAGACAATGCCGGCCTGCTGATCACAGCGATGTGCACTATCCCGGCAGCCCGCCGGGGTGTGAAAATTCTGATTTCTGATCTCAAAATCGAGCCATTTTCCAAGAAGAAAAAATTCAAAAGTTGAAAAATGAGATTCCAACTGTGAAAAGACAATATGCACAGTAAATTATTATGCGTCATTTCGTAACTTGTGAAATTTGACTAATTCGTTCTCTTCTCTTTCTCTGGCTCTCGGTCTGTTTCTGTTTTTTCTGTGATTTTGTTGTTCTTGTTCCCATTCGAAAATTCCTCATTTACTTTCTGGTTGCGTGATTTGTAATTTACAATCTTTACATCTGTATTCAATTCATCCGGTATCTTCCCGACGATCAACACTGTATGCGGTTGCAGCCTGTCTGTCATTACTTTGAATCCCTCGCAAAACTCAATCCGAGCTGCCTTTGCCCGCACTCTTCCATTTGTGCATACAGCGATCACGCCGCCTTTACTGTACCCGGCAAAGCAAAGATCATAATTGTCTTTGTCCGGGATGCCTACGGACGGTATAACACGGATCCCGTTCAGCAGCATATAATGTGCAAGCGCATGATTCCGGTACACGTTATATAGATTCAAAGCAAACGGCATACCACAATCGCCAGTATCAATACTGAAATCCGGCATACAGACCGAGTGGAAACACTTCAAGTGCTCCAGGTATTTATCTGGGTTATTCCACAGCCTTTGAAACTTTGAATCGTCAATATAGAAATTCACATTCAATTTTCTATGCCCTTTTATCTTTTGTGAAAAGCTCTCTCCAAAATCTATGGAGTCCTCCGGCAGATAATCCAAGCTGCATGCCGGGACAATCGGGATCTGATATTTTTCATCAAGCTCCGCTCCATAGATCATATATTCTTTCATAACATCAAAAGATGTATGACATCCATTGTACAATACTATCACCTCAAAAACATTTTACTATTTTTCTTCTTGACAAACAACTTCTTTTGTGAAAAGCAAAGAACGTGCGGCGTAATCACTTCTGCTTAGTTCATTTATCAGCTTTTCCCTTGTCATTTCCGGGTTTGTTCTGTGAATATACCGCAGCAATTCATCTATTTTGTCCACTATGCTGCCCTCCAATCAATGTTTGACATCAGATCATCCAAAAGATAGATCAAATCAGTACCGTACAGGCTGATCCAGTCCGCAAGATACTCTTCCTGCTCAATCGGCATATGAATGTTATAGGAAAAGCAAAAACAATGACAAAGTTCATGAGCCAGTATTTTGCGCAAATAGCCATTTTCTGGTTTATCCGAAACATATATTATCCTATCATTCCAATCGGTCACAGCAAGGCTGGTAGAGCCATCAGAGCGCATCAGCTTTCCGCTTGCACTGTGAACAAATTCTATTTTCCATTCAATACCATTTATTAAAAACATATTTTACCTCCAAAAAAGAAACCACCAGCCAAATATCAGCTAGTGGTTTCTAAATTCATGCTTATTTTACCTTTTATTCTTCAATAAGTAGGTAATTGATGTATCTTGTCGCCGTATCGTTGAGGTCTCTATTAAAATCAAGCAGATCAAGAGCGTATTCCGGTGGATATCCATAACTGGCGTAATATGCCTTTTCGATTGCGCGTAAGTTGTGCAGATCCGATAATTCCACGAGAATCTTGTGGTATAAAAATTTTCGAGTCCAACCAAACCGTTCTAGGATTATACTTAACTTCCAGTTGTTCTTTGAAAACCATGTTTCCGTTTCATGTTTCCATCGAATCTCCCAGTGCTCAAACGGGTCTTTCTCCGGAATTTCAGCCTGCGTATTTTTCAGAGCCTGTTCCATGTCGTGGAAGCGATTGATGTATTGAGCCGTGAAAGCCGTTCCCTTAACTCCGGTCAGCTTGTGGGCGATAAATTCGCATCCTTTCTTTGTAATGTCAAAGCAAGGTTGTGTTTTGTTTTGACTATTTTTATATGTGCTTTCTTTGAAAAAATCGGACAGCGCAATTTTGCGCTCTCCTTCAAGTTCCTCATTTGCTTTTGATATTTGGTTACAATATCTTCTGATATCTCTCATCAATTCTTTGTGGTTCTTCCCAACCATTTCCGAAACTTCCATACTGGTTAACGTCTGTTCTAATTGTTTCATCTGAATATCATTCATCAGCAAATCCCCCATTTATTCTTGAATGAAATAATTGTGTTCAAAATAAACTGCAAAAATTTTTCGTCCTGTATGCTCTGGATTTCTGTAATCAGCTGTTCTTTCATCTCGCACCGCCTTTCTTGTCAGATGCAAGGTTACTTGTAAAAATCCAGACACATCTTAAAAAGTGTTCGCTAAGTACATTCAGATTTTTGGTAATTGCTTCAATATACATTTCTCTCATAGATTTTTCCTCCCTTTCAATTTTTTCTTGAAAAGAGATACTCTCTATGATAAAATATTTCACAGAGAGTTATCTCGGTTTTAGGGCAGTTGCATGACCGTCAAATCATTTGCAACTGCTCTTTTTGTTTAACTGCTGATTTCTTCATCAACCTTGTTGTCAAGCCACTCTTTTTTAGTCATTCCTTTTTCAAAAAGTTTTTCTTCTAACTTTTCAAACTTCTCCCTGTCAAGCTCAACACTAAAATTTCTTGTCTTTTCTCTACGTTGTTTCATATAATCAGCTCTGCTCTTGGGTGCGATTTTAACCACCTCCTTGTTACGAGTTACATTATATAATGTTACATGTAACAAGTCAATACTTTTTTGAAAAATTTCCAAATCCACAAATCACTAGCTGATATTCAGTTGTCAATGTTCAAACAAACAGGGGCATTTCTGCCCCTGTCATTACATTTTGGAAACAAGCGTTGACAGCTTGCTTTTTGTCATTGTGCGCTCTTCCGGTGTCATGTCGGAGATAAGTTCCGCCATATCCTCCGAAAGCTCTTTCATGTATCTTTCAAGGTCATGCATCTTTGCATCCTTGTCTTCTGGCGTATTGCCTTTGTGAAGCTCTTTGCTTTCCATGTAGCTTCTGCGGCTCATTCCGCTTTTGCCCTCTCTGCGATCACGCATACCGCCATCTGCCGCAATTGTAGGCTCTGTGTAATACATTCTGCCGGAAGAACGATCCATATCACGGTCGTGTTCCATTTCCCGGTACATTTCCGGTGTCATGTGCCAGTACGGAGGTTCGTCATATCCTCTCCGCGTTCCTCTTCCCTTTGGCGCAAATCTGCCGTCTGCATACCGGTAACGATCATAATACCGTCTGCCGTCTCCGTAACGCTCAAACATATCAAGAACCTGCTCTGGGTCTGATTCGTCCATTGATTTTGTAAGCGTCCGGTAATACATGGCTTCCGCAAGGTCTTTAAGCATGTCCGTGACTTTTCCCATCTCTTCTGTATCTACACATTCGATACCTTTTGCAAACTCACACTCTGCGCTTTCAGACAGTTTTTCGATCATTTCGTGCATTCTCTTAATATCCATAAAACCGCCCTCCTTACGCTTCCCGGACTGCAATTAAATTGCTGTTCTGAACTTCGATTGACTGCGTAGACGTATTCTGTACCGCTACCGTAACACAACAACCGCGAGGAACGTCCACATATGCCTGCGCCGAAACGTTAAAGAAGTTTTCAACTGCCGCCGGTGTAACAATCATTCGAGTTGACTGCAACGGTTCTCCGTCAATTGCAATAGCCAGTGAAATAGCTTCAACTGTTCCACCGGTAGGAATTTGAATGTTTCCAGAATAAGATACCAAAAATCTTGCCCGGCACTGATTTGTAAGTCCTCTCAATTTAACAATGCCGCTTCCCTGTCTATGAACAATACATTTTGTTGCGCTTGCCGGAGTTTCTGTAAATGCCACATCTTCTCCCTGCGCAACAGTTTGAATTGCAATTCCTGTAAATTCTGCCATAATTATTTACCTCTCTTTCAAAAATAAGGGCAAACATTATAGTCTGCCCTTTGTGTTTATAAGCAATACTGCACAGCAGACATAATCGAGTTAAACTCAATTAAGATACTCAATTATTCAATTTTGTGTAGCAGCTACTTTTAGCAGCTACATCCTGTGTTGCATCCACAGCCATACGCATAAGCGTTAGGATTTGGAACAACATATGCCGGGATTGCAGCCGGATTTACAGCGTTGATGATCTGCTGTGTCTGCGCTGACATTGCAGTAGTGAGCAATGCAGACTGGCGATCCTGTGATGCGGCTCTTCTTAAGTCATTATTTTCTGCCTGTAAGGAAGAAATCTTTTCCTGACACAGGTAATCAAGGATTGCCCTTGTTCCTGCCTGCTGGCTGTCGATAATGTCTCTGGTGTTGCTGTTCATGGTGTTCTGTAATGCGCAAGTGTTCTGCGCCATATTGTAGTTCACACCCTGGATAGCTTCCCTGGTCTCGCAGCAGCAATTAGCCAACTGGGACTGTAAAGCATTCTGCGCCTGCATAAGTGTCACGTTTGTGGTATTAAATCCCTGCTGTGTCTGGTAGCCAAGGTTGCAGATTGCATTGTCTACACCATGGAAACCGTTCATAACGGCGGTATTCTGTGCGTAAAATCCATCACAGAGACCATTTGTGATACCATCTAACTTTCCGATGATAGCCTGCGTGTCAAAACCACGCTGAATTGCAGAGTCGGTGTATGCAGATGCTGTCGCTCCCATACCTCCGTTTCCTCCCCAGCCATTGCCGCCAAAGCCGCCCCAGCCAAAGATCATAGCGAAGATAATGATAGCCCACCAGCCATCGCCGCCCCACATACCATCATTGTTTCTTCCGTTTCCTGTCACTGCTGCAATATCAGCAAGACTAGGCATTGCATTTCCATTAAACATTTTGTTTACCTCCATCTGATCTATTTACAAATGGGATAACCGGTTATTTTGCGCGCACCCCAAAATGTACTAATGATTAAACATACTCATAACTTTCTGTTTTGCTTCATCTACCGTAATTCCTCTTTCTTTACAGAGGTTCTCTGCCATTGTCTTAAGTCCACCTGTATCTCCGCTTTGATACATTTGCATGGCATTTTTTGCCATAGGATTGTTTTGAACCTGCGGAGAATTCATCATTTGATTTAACAATAATTGTGCCGGATTCATTCTGGATCACTCTCCTTTTTTACCTGTGAAGTTTTTCTTTGACTGCTTGGAATTTTATCTAATCGGTTTTCTATCTGTTCAATCTTCCCAAAAAGTTCATCAAACTTCTGCATAAATGCACCTGTGCACTCGTCTGATAGGTCAAATTTCAATTTTTCAGTATCATGCGATAAATTGCTAACAGTATCATGCGAAACTGGCTTAAAAACGATTGTGCGAATTGTGCCATCTGCGTTCCAACTTTTAGCGTATATTTCTGTCATATCCTGTTTTGGGAAAAATGCAACGCTGCCATCCATTGGCACATCATTGGCAGTGATGTTTTCTACCGCCGGAACTACTTTTCCATTTATGCCAAAAGTTTGAACCGGGATCTGCTGCTGAATTTGCTGCGGTGCCTGCATATAATTTTGTGTATTATCAATGCGTGGCTGATTCATATACGGATTGTATGCGTATTGCTGCATCTGCTGATTATAAATCGGATTCTGGTATGCTCCGCTCATATTCATCCTGTTTGACCTCCTCTAAAACATCTTCTATTGCGTGTATGATAGACGACTGCGTTGACAAGTCCAAGGACTGTAACTCTTTTCTGGCAAAAATTTTTTCAAGAACTTCATCTGAAAACACCACCATCCCTCCCTTTGATTATATTTTTGCATAAAAAAAGGCGGCAAAACCGTCACGATTCCGACAGTTTGCCGTCAAAAAATACAAAAAAAAAGAACGCATTAAGCGTCCATACATCCGTTCGTGTTACCTTTAGTGTTACCTTTGATTTTGACCTTTAGAAAAGACACCATTCAAAAACTCCCTTCTTTCAGTAAAATCAAGGCTTCACAAGGTTTTCTTAAATAAAAATAAAGTAGCGGAAGGGAGATTCGAACTCGGTATCAATTCTCTCAAACCCGCATAAATACTGAATTTCTTTATCTCCAAAGGTGTTACCTCGTGTTACCTTTTACATTGATAATGCTTTTGCAATATATTCCTGCATTTCACTCTCTGTCTTGTTATTAAAATAGTAATGATCGAGAGTTGTTCTGATATCTGTATGCCCCATTTGTGTTTTTATTACCGATTCTGGAACATTTCCATCTATCAACTTTGTTGCATATGTCTTTCTTGCCTTGTGAATTGAACGTTCACCAATTCCTATTCTATCACATATCACATATAGCCGCCTTGTAAATGCCTGACCTTTTATTCGTTTACCGTTTTTCATAAAAATATATTGCCCAAATGGATTGAGCATTTTTATTTTTCTCATAAGTTCTTTGGTATCTGCGGTAATTATAACATCTCTAAACCCGGCATCACTTTTAGGAAAATTTTGAACATCAAATACATATTTGCCATTATCATCTCTATATCTTATTTCTGTCTTTGATATATGTATCTTATTTTCTCCGACATCAGACCATGAGAGGGTAGATATTTCCCCAACTCTCAATCCTGTTTTAAATGCCAAAATAATGCCAAGTTCTATCAATGTAGGCTCATCTTCCATTACAAATCGTTCAATTAAAAGTTCCTCATCCTTAGAAAATACCAATTCGCAGTCTGACTTATGGTTCTTTTTAAATGACTTTTCCGAAATTTCCAAATCACCCATAAAACTGGTTATGCTCAGGCTGGTATAATGTTTTTTCTTTGCATATTTGAAAATTCCGTTAATCAATATCCGCATATCAGAATAAGATTTTTGCGTAAGTTCCAGTTTTGAAATAGCTGTTTTTATGAATGATTCCAATATTTCTTCATCAATGTACCGGATTTTTCTATTTGCAATCGGCAAATACTTATTTTCAAAAAATCTTTTAAAATTTGTCTCGTACTTGTCCTTTGTCTGTCTTGTTATTTCACCATATTCAAGTTTTTCAGAAATCCAATTAGAATATACCTTAATAACTGTAGGTTCATCCTCCTTAGCTTTATAAAACTTTACTATTTCATCTTCAATTGCTTTTTCAGATGTTCTCTTTACAAGTCTCTTTCCTCTCTTATTATCTTCATCTGGCAAATATGTGTAAAACTTTCCATCTTTTCCTTGCCAAATGCTGTAAGTGTGTTTTTCAATAAATTTTTTCCTTTCGTTCATTTCAATTTTTTTCTGAATGGTGTCTATGTTGATAATACCATTTTCGATGGCAATATTCAACAACTCACTATTTGAAAGATTTCCCGTTTAACTCACCTTCTAACTTTTTTACTTTCTGTTTAATATCAAAAATTCTTCTTTCCACTGTTCTTGTTGATACGCATAGTCTCATGGCTATTTCTTTTGAAATAAGTCCACGGGCAAGAAGATAAAATATTTCTTCTTCCTGCTCCGTGAAATTGGCGTTTTCAATAATTGTTTCAAGCTCTGGCTTAGTCAGTTTTGAAAACTTCATAAGCCACTATCCTCCAATATTTTATTCTTCTCCCTGCCAGATCTTCGGTGTACCGTCCATCATTGCCACATATTTTCCATAAATCAACCCTGCTTCTCTTGCCTTTTCCAATACATCATTCAGATTGCCGTTGCTGTGTGTCTTTTCTCTCTGCCCTCTGCGTTTTTCCCTGTTATATGCGTTTCTGCAATCCTTTCCGCAGGTAAGTGCTCTGCCGCAGATAGTTTCAAAGAGCTTCCCACAGATGATGCACTTTTTGGTGTACACTTTATCGTTGAACATTTTGCTTTTCCTCTCTTTACAACATTTGCCATGTAACTGCATCCGGCAATCAGGAGTGTTGCGGTTATGATGGCTGTTATAAGTTTCTTTCTCATGATTTGCATTTTCCCCTCTTTCTCGGTTAAAAGTCAGTTTATCTGTGTTTCAGTGTATCTTTCATCAAACGGAACTGGCTCTGATTCGCATAAGCAATCACATCCTGCTTTTTCGTTTGTGCATCTTTTTTCGCATTTCTCATTATCACAATCATGGCAACATAATTTTGTACCGCATTCCGTCATCTCGTATTCTGAGCAAAACATATCTTCTTCCTCCAATCCTCTCTTTCCGTATCATCTCCCACCCGCCGCATATACTACTACAGGAGGCGGTATGATGATTGCTTGGTTTTGTTATCTGGTTCTAAATTTAAAGGTTAGGCAAACCGGACAATTCCGGCTCGCTATCTTATTGGTCTATGTCTAAATTGCTGAACATTTTGCACATTACATCTACAACAATACTGTTACCGAACTGCTTATATAATTGGGTATTGCTATTAACTTCCGCCATTTTTGAAATATCTTCATCGGATACTCCCATCAACCGTCCACACTCTCTTGGTGTTAGCTTTCTGATACGGCACTGCGTAAATACTTTTGAATTTGCATCTCCATGCGTTCCGGCAGTCAGTGTGGAAGATATACCACTATCGGAATAAACCGTTCCGCACTGAGAACCATCATTTGAAATCTGACCTACTTTTTCAATCCGTACAATCTCTTGATTTTGTGCGGTTAATGTAGGGCACGTATTGCCATTATCTTGCACTCTCCCTCTTCTTGTCTGGCTTTCTGGATAGCTTGCGTCAAAGCATCCACCAGCTTCACATTCAATAGAACCACTTTTTGTAGCCTGCTTAATCAGAACCATATTGTCCTTCTGCACACTTGTTAAACAGTTACTTGTGCCTTGCATATTTATTTCCAACCTCTGTTCCGTTGGGCTTCCAGTAGTTCTATCCGATGGATTGTCCGGATTTCTGCCACGCATGGCAACTATCTGATTTTCAAGTATTTTCGGCTCTTGATTGCCACCTTGCATTGTACTCAATGTTGGACTACACCCCCCTACATCATAAATTCTACTGGTACTCTCAAATTTCGCTTCGAGAGTACCTAAAACATTTACATCTGCCATAATCACTCCTAAATCATGCTGTTCAGCTTTCACACACCTTGCAATCGGATATACACCTCTTTGAAAATCTGCTGTTACTCCAGTGTATATACTGCCTATTACTTCCATTCAATCACTCCAGTATCATTCTTGGCTCTTTATATTCCCTTGCGGTTATAGCCGGTGCAGTATCTCTATAAGTTCTTATTGCGTCATCCTCTAAACCGCTCATACTTGTATCAATACAGATTTTCTGCAACCATGTTTCCGGCTTGCTGTTGACTTGAGATTCCACAGTCATATTTTGCCGTGATGCAGTTTGCAATGTCTCTTTGCCGTGGATTGCAGATTGTTCCGTCAATACAAGTCTGCTCTGCTCTGCTCTGCTCTGCTCTGCTCTGCTCTGCTCTGCTCTGCTCTGCTCTGCTCTGCTCTGCTCTGCTCTGC